CCGTCTACCGGGTATCATCACGGCGATCAAGCCCACGAAGGTCAGGGCTACTGGAAAGGCGATGGGCATCATCACTCTGGAGTACGGCAGGCACGAGTTGTCGTTCGCTTGCTTCTCCAACAAGTGGCCCTCCAACAAGTTCATGTTCAAGCCACACAACGTCGGGATCTTCACGGTGCGTCAATCCGCTCCTACCGACAAGCGCGGCGAGGGATACCATTTCGAGACAGGTCGTTTGCTAAAATGATGGATATGGATTCCGGTGTACAAGCACAGAACAACCCGCCGCCGCGCAAAGCGTGCAGGCACGACTCGTCACGCAGGGATGGAACTCTCGATACGCATTGCCTGCTTTGTGGTGCGGATGGCTACTGGCACTACGGTCATCGGCACGATACCATTCACCCGAGTGGCAAGATCCTGATCGACCTCAGTTGTCCCAACTCATCTTCGGATAACGAATGAGCGACATCAAACACATACCCATCAAAGAGTTCCGCGAGATTGGATTTCTCCAAGAGGCCAACCGTCAGTTCTTCCATCCTCTGGGGCTAGCCCTGGAGATCAACGTCGATGATGAGACGGGGGAGGAGACTATCAGCGGCGTGTGGGACTATCGCGAGGACCCAGAGGGAATCGAATTCGCGGAAGGCTACGGCCTCGATCCCGCGAAGGCCGCAAGGGTAGAGGATGAGCGCCGTCGTCATTTCGGTCCTCGCGAGGAGAAATTCGGCGAGGCCAACACGGTGCAACCGTTGGAGACTACGTGAGCATCCTGAGCACGGTCAATAGCGAGTACTTGGTCTTTGAAGATAATCCTCGCCTGTCGAAGGGCAAAAAGACCAAGGTGATTCTCGTGATCTCCAAGAGTTCCGACAATGTGCTTGGTGAGATTCGCTGGCATGGTGCTTGGAGGCAGTACACCTTCCAACCCTATGCTGATACAATCTGGAACATCGGATGTATGCACGACGTAGAGACGTGCATCACCGGCCTGATGAACGAGAGAAAATCGTGAGCAAGCAAGCACAACGCAAAAAGCTGGACGCCATGAAGACGAGCGCCATCAAAGCCTACGGCCCGCGCGCTGCGGCCTTCGGGAGCGAGCACTACGTCTTCAATGCCGTGTCTACCGGCTCCCTCATGCTGGACTACAAGCTCGGCACTGGAGGCGTCATCTATGGCGGTCTGGTAGAGGTCTTTGGAGCCAACGGGCTGGGCAAGAGCAGCGCTCTCCTCTACGGCACGCTCGCCAACGTGCAGAAGGAAGAAAAGCTCGCGGCACTGATCGCGACGGAGCCCATCTTCGATAAGAAGTGGGCAGCCAAGCTCGGACTGGACCCTGACTTCCTGCTCATCCTTCGTCCGGAAAACGCGCAAGAGGCGTTTGACATGATGCGCGATCTGACGTTCAACACTGACATCGACTTCATCGGCATGGATTCACTCGGCGCGATGGGCAATGAATCGAGTCAGAAAGAGGGCGGCAGGCCCAAGGCGTACGGCATCTCCGGCGAGGTCACATCTGGACTCAACGACATCATGCCGCGCGTGTACAAGGCCAACAAGGGCATCATGGTCATCAATCAGCAGCGCCAAGCTGGGTCCGCGAACGGCAACACCTTCTACGAGTCACCCGGCGGAGAGGCTTTGAAGCACCACGCATGGGTACGCATCCAGGTCAAGCCAGGTGGCAAGAAACATCAGGTGAAGATCGACGGAGAGGACGTGCTTGCTGGGCGCGAACTGAAGTGTACCTTCAAGAAGCCCAGCAAGGTTTCACACCTGCTCGGCAAGTCTGCTGAGTTCGACTTCTACACGGTCGAACACCCCGACTTCGAAAACCTCATTGGCATCGATCAGGTAGGCGACTATGTGAAAGTGGCCAAGGTCACAGGAGTCTTCAAATCGCAGGGCTCGTGGCTCGAACACCCCGTTTTCCCAAAAGGGAAAATCCAGGGCATTCCCAAGGCGCGCAAATTCTTCTCTAAAGAGCCGGAGGCGATGGAGGCTGTGCGCAATGACGTGATGAGCGTCATGATCCAGCAGGAGCTAGAGGCTCGAGAGAAGTCTGGTCCCCCGACCGAGGGTGGGGACGACGATGGCACGTCGGGGGACGAGTAAGCGTCTCTCGGTAGACCACGAGGAAGCCATAGCGCGTCGCTATGGTGGAGTGCGTTCGCCTTCATCAGGAGGAGCCGCCCACGACTACGGCGATGTCCGTTGTCCGACGACCTTGATAGAGTGCAAGGCCACGATGGCGGACAGCCGACCCAAAGTCCTCAAAGAGTTCGAGAAGATCACGGTCGAGGCATATGCTGAGGGACGTGAGCCTGCGCTTGCGCTGCGCTACTTCGCCCCCGAGAGCATCCTCGCCGACGTGGACGGCTTCGTGGACCTGATCATGCGTCGCGTGGCTGACGACGGACATGCTCAGCTAGCCCAGGCCAAAGGGTTCCTTGATGCTGAAGCTTGACAAAACTCAGATCACTCGCAATCTCGGCAAGAAGTACAAATACGTGCCCTTCCTGGAGAAGGCCATCGCCAACTTCGAAGATCCGTGGGAGTTCGTCTACACCGAAAAGGAGGACGACGAGCACTGGCACCCTTCAAGTCACTGCATTCAACCTGCCACCGAGCTATACGCAATAGCTCGTGGGGAAGTCGAGCGCGAGCAGGTGTCCGGGTCCTTGCGCAAGATTTTCCAGGTAGGTCACTTCTGGCATCAGTGGCTTCAACACATCACGCTGCACAAGCTGGAGATGTGTACCCCCGATGCGATCGAGCGCCGGGGCAGTAGGTCTTGGGGCGACAAGGAAACTGCGAAGGTTGGTGTGACAGAGGGTGGTTTGAGCGCCGTTGACTGGAAACCAGCGCCCTACCATAGCGCTGCTGGATCTGGCGATGTAGCTCCGCTCGAAACCCCCAACTGGAAAGGCGTTGTCGATTACAAGACAATGAACTCAGCGAACTTCGCGCAGGCTCAGATCCCATCTTACTACGCCGCCAAGTACGAGTGTCAGATCAACATCTACATGGACTTCTTCGATGAGGCCGAGGCCATCATCTTGCCGATCAACAAGGACTCGTGCGAATTCAAGGAGTTCCTCTACGCGCGCAACCAGCCGTTGATCGATACCATCTACGAGAAGTGGGAATTCGTGAGCGCTTGTCTCGATGCGGATGAAGCTCCTACCCAAGCTGACAACGACATGTTCGAGCTAGATCATCTACTGACTGGTGCCGTATCGACATGAGATTTCATCGTATCATCGAGTACAAAAGTCGTGAGCGATGGAACTGGTTGCACGTAGGCATTGCCGAGAGCTATATTCAGGGTGACGATGATGTGATTTACCTCCATCGCATTGGTAACGAATTCATGACCCCGAAAGCTGCTCGTGTGCTGGGCGACGCTCTGCATGAAGCGGCGGATGACTACGAGGCAAAGCGCGCATAAGGTATGTCCAACGTACTAGCGATAGACCCCGGAGCTACACGCGCTGGATGGGCTGTCCTCGGAACCCCCGGCGAGGATGGTAAGGCCAGCTACATAGCCTCTGGTGTAGTCCATCATCCTCGCTTGCCAAAGCAGGCGTTCCAGGAGTACCGCATGGAGTTGACGGAACATTGGATCGAAGAGTCATTCGATCTGATTGAAGAGTACAAACCGTCCGTGCTGATCTCGGAGACTGTGCCTTCGCGCGGTCCGGAGATCATGGATCAGTTGTACTTGGTGAATGTGCAGGTGACAGTGCTTCACACAATCGCCATATCGTATGGAGTGAAAGTGAAGCAAGTCTCGGCTCGTACGGTACAATCCAAAATAGCACTTCGCAAGAAGGATGTGAAAGTGACGAAACCTCAGGTGCGCAATGGTGTACTGTTGCAGTTCCCCGAGCTGGAGTCACGTCTAAGGACCAAAGGAACACAGGTTTTCGAGGAGTCAGATGCTCTAGCAATTGGTTTGTGGTATCTTACCTGTTATAATATCACAGTGAATGGCCGTAGCAACAAAAAAGACAAATAAACCAACCGCGCCGATTCCTCTGCACCGGATACTCCGTGAGGTCCTAAGACACTACACGGAGTATCGTGAACTAGTAAACCAAGATGGTCGATTGCACGTAATAGACTATGGTTACTGGGTCTACAATGAGGACGGGACACGGAAACAAAAAGAGGAAGTATCGATCTCCTTCTGGGATTTGCACGAAGGGCTGAAAGAGTTGGCTCCTCGCAAGCGCGAGGCGATCTTCTACAACGTCATCCTCGACATGAAGCAGAAGGATGTTGCGAAGATCATGGGCATAACTACTGTGAGTGTTGGTCAGTACGTGGAGGCGGGGACGATCCAACTGGCCAAGAGGTACTTCTCGGAGACTGAGCATGGCTCACTGTAGACATGGAAAGAACGGGGCATTGGTAATGTACGACGACGCTGATCCGGAGCCGGTTGAGGAGGACGAGGATCTTCTACCGGAGGAGGACGAGGGAGAGCAGGAGTTCCAACCCGATGGTGACTACACATCGGAAGAGCTAGTGGCTTTCGCTGACAAGATCCTACGCGAGGACTCGAACCGCGAGCTATGCCGCAAGTGCAAGGAGAAGGATGCGGGTGGGAGCTTCCTCCCCTACGGCACAGAGACGGGGATGATCGAGTCCGTGCCGCAGTACACGGCTGACGGAGAGCCACTGCTGGATGACGAGGGCAATCAGTTGTACCTAGACTTCCCCGAACTCAAGTGCGAGAAGGGGCATCGGTGGTTCCAAGGAGAGGGGCAGCGACGAGACATCCGAGGACCGAATCCGATCCTCTTCGAGAGCCACCTGTACAACCGCAAACGACGTGAGATATACGTCGAGGCAGGCACTCCCGATCCAGCGTTCACCATGGACCGCAAGGGACGCCCGACGCAGGGCATGTACAACCGGGCTCACCCTGAGGGTCGCAAGATCAACACGAAAGCTCAGAGGGCAAAAAATGGCGCAAGCTACTATCGATAGATTGGAGAAACAGATGGTCACGTATGACATCTTGAAGGGATCAACGGTCGTTGGCACGGCCGATCTGATCGAGGACGCAGGTGGCGAGCACGAGAACACTCTGCGCATCGGCCAGCTAGTCGGCGATCGAGCTTGCCGACAGGCCAGTGTGAACTACGACACCATCGTGGATGAGTGTCACATCGACTGGCTACGGCTAGATCATGACCGCGTGCTTGACGAACAGCCGTGGGGGCTGGAGCCGCAGTAAGACCGCAGGTAGGCTATGGACGACATCGAGGCACAAGAACTAGGCATCTCGGACGACGAGCGCAAGAAGCGCAAACGCATCCTGGATAAGCGCTCGGGTGCTGATCTCAAAAAGCGCTGGGAGCAGGGCGACCGTGCTGACTTGGAGCAGAGGCAGCAAGACGCTGCTCCTCCTGTCATTGTGGAGCCTCGCTGCCACGTATGCCAGAGTTCATATCGTGAGTTCATTGAGGAATCCCTGGTCAAAGGGCATTCCTACTCGCGCATCGCGAGGCAGATCCCGCCGGACGACGATGGACAGAAGATCGACCGTCGCTCGATCTCCAACCATCTCAAGGAACACATGGATCTCCAGCGTACGGCGATCCGAGAGGAGCTTGAGGAGGAGGCTAGAGCCCTCCAGCAGAACGTAGAAGAGGGCTCGCTGGGTGCGAAAACCGATCGCGGGATCTTGAAGGTCCTGGTAGCCAAAGGGTTCGATGATGTCCTCAATGGTGTCTCGACGGTTGAACCCAAGGATCTCATCCAGATCATCAAGCTCCTGAACGAGCTAAACAACGATGCGTCAACCTCCCGCGCCGAGGAGAACGAGGTCGCCTTGCGCACCTTCGTACGTGCCATCGAAAACGTGTGCCCCGCCGAGATGATCAAGTTGATCGTGGCCGAGGCAGAACGCATCCGCAACATGGACGACGTGGAGTTTGCGATGGAAGGGATCATCATTCGCGACGATCGACAGACTCAGCCAGCCCCGCTGGAGCTAGAGACCCCCGGAACGCAGGTGCTCGATGCCGGATAAGTTCGACAAGTGCTCTTTCTGCGGGACGTGGCACTTGATCAAGGTGGTAAACTGGGGAGGGACCCACATTGAATCTTGCCCTCATGTGCCAGAGAACATGATGGTGCCTGTACGTGACCCAGACCAAGACAACACGCTATCAGCTTCTCTCCGAGAACCTACTCGACAAGATCGAGGGGACTCCTCGGGCTTCCCAGGAGGAGTGGCTGTTCCTAGCTGAAAGCGACGAGTTCAAAGGCCGCTGGGAGGTCAGTGCTCTGTGGCCCGATTGGTTCTTTGATTTCGAGCCGATTGTAGGACATTACCGCACCGTCTCTCCCGCCAAGCTGGATGAGTTCCTGTCGTTCGCGGCAGACGGAGGCTATAAGGTCGTCTTCGCCGACCCCCCGGAGGCCATCCTAGAGGCGTACGCGAGTCTGCATGACCCTCCGCCGTTCTCTCTCAACTCCTCGCTCGACAACACGATCCACGGCATGTTCCCTTGGCAGATCGAGGGGTTCAACAAGCTCGTGCGCGACGAAGCGATCAAAGCGGGGCTCGTGATCTGGGACACAGGCACAGGCAAGACCGCATTCATCGCCTCGGCGCTTAGCTGGCATCAAACGCAGGGCCATCCCTATGACCTCGGTCTAGTCGTCGTCAAGAAGAACAACAAGATCGACACGCAGCGCAAGCTCAAAGCCCTCGCGGGCTTTGACTCGTTCGTGGTGGCGGGTACTCCCAAGAAACGCGACCGGGTATATGAGGAAGTAGCGGACGCACTAGAGCAGGATCAGAAACCGATCCTGATCGCCAACTACGAGAGCTTCCGCCAGGACGATGAGATGTTCAAGTGGCTGATGGAAGATCGTGACCTGCTTGGGTTCTTGGACGAGATGCCCACGCGCCTCAGCAACCGCGAGACGAGGGTCTATGAGGCTGTGCAGAAGTCCTTGTGGAAAACCTTCCAGACGCGCACGCAGCCGCCCCAGCCTCGCCCCGCATGGATGCGCCTGTGGGAGCTTACAGCTACGCCGATCGAGAACTCGCCCGAAGGGCTGTTCAATTGCGTGCGCCTGCTCGATCCGCTCTTGCTCGGCACGGTGACTAAGTTCGACGCCGACTACGTGATCAACCGCAACCCGGTGTCGCACAAGCCCGAACGATGGCACAGGCTCGACAAGCTAGAGGGCAAGATCGAGTTCATGACGCACAGGGCCAGTCTGGCTGATCCTGAAGTGGCGAAGATGTTCCCCGAGATCATGGAAGACCCACTGATCATCGATTGGGACCCACGCGACCGAGCGATCTACGACATGCTGGCAAGCAACGCCGTGAAGATCCTCGAAGAAGAATCAGAATCAGAAGAATTCAACGTGCTGGCGCTCATCCAGGTCATGCAGATGCTCTGTGATGCGCCGTCGATGATTGGCAAGTCCGCAGAGAACCACAAGGAGTTCAAGAAAGTCGTGGCGGATCTCGGCGAGGATGACGACATGCCGCGCATGGTCAAGGGCTCAGAGATCGCAGTGCGCCTGGTCGAAACGCTGCGCAAAGCACCGACCGACGAGCGTCACACCAAGTTCGAAACGCTCAGGGAAATCCTCACCGAGAAACACCCGGATAGCAAGGCGCTCGTATACATGACTTGGGCTTCATACGGTTTTGATCCGGTCTGCCGCAAGCTAGATGAGTGGGGGATTTCCTATGTCGCATACTCCGGCACCGACAAACAACGACAGACCGTCAAGGATCAGTTTCGTACCGACCCTGACATACAGGTATTTCTATCGTCCGACAAGGGGTCCGACTCGATCGACCTTCCTGAGGCCGCTGTGGGTATCAACTACAATCTCCCCTGGACGTGGACCCGCAAGCGCCAGCGTCAAGGACGTAACAACCGTGTGGATTCTGAGCTAGATACAACATGGTGGTACGATCTCATCATGGCCAACAGTGTCGAGGAGCGCAAGCAGGAGATCATCGCCATGAAGAAGGGCTATCACACCCAGTTGTTCGATGGCAAAGCTGCTGAGGACGCGATGGCCTCAAAGCTATCGCGTGATGATCTGATCTACATTCTCACAGGCTAGTGAGGAGATTTGCCGAGAAGGCCCAGGAGGGCTTCGATGAGGCGGCGATAACGCCACGTCGGGCGAGCATCACTGGAGACGGAAGTGTCGGTAGCGTGCGCGAATCGGTGTGTGTTGCGGTGCGCCACGTCGGCTGTTGCTGATGTGTCAGCGGTGTGGCGGAAGAGTTCTCGCTGGCGACGAGGGGTGTCGCTCGACAAGCTTGTCTCGGTGGCTGAGCGATAGAAGTGGGTAAGGATAGACGCGCGGTCGCTCGACACGGCTTTCTCTTCCTCTTCACGGACCTTTTTGCCTCCGCGTGCGATCCAGATGCGTGTTGGTTTGCCCTCGACCGTGAGTGCGAAGTCTCCTGAGGCTTCGACTTCCTGGCGTTTCGGTGGGGTTTCAGTGTTCTGTCCACGGATGCGCGTGTAGATGTATCCGAAGTCCACGATGAGCAGACTGAGCGCCTTCGAGGTAGAGAACTCGCGCCCGAGCGAGTCGAGGACGGTCAGGCTGATAGATGTGGTCGGGTCAGGGACCTCGTAGGTGTGTGTGACGATCGGACCGTGGCCTGTGTGTCCGTCTCCGAAGTTCCAGAAGTACTCCAGGATGGTGATACCAGGCGGAGCGATAACGTGCGGCTGGGCTTTGCTTTCAACCAGGTGTGCGGTGCCGAAGAATTCGACTGCCAGGAAGACCGGGGTGGTGCCCCAGGCGTATCGAGCGTCGCTACCTTTGTCGCTCGGTAGGGGCGGGTATGGATAGGTGTCGCCGTCGTATGTGGCGATGCCAGGTGGCCCCGTCTGTTCGAAGAAGAAGTCACAGATGACGGGGAGCGGGGGTGCTGGTGGTTCTTGCAGGATGGACATTAGAAAATCTCGACCGTGTGGCTGATTTGGTTACGCAGGCCGTTGCGATCGATCGTCACGAGCGTTACGTAGTACGTGCCTTCCTGCGTATATGTGTGTTCGGTGATGAGTTGGTTGCCTGCTGTGAAGCTGCCGTCACCAAAGCTCCACTCGCGAGACGTGATAGCTCCGCTGCCTTGGGTTGATTCGTCAGTGAACTTGTAGGTCTTCACGGACTGAGCTTTGATCCCGAACTCGGCGGTTGGAGCAGTCTTGTCCGTCAGGCGTTCCTCTGGCCATACGAGGCGTCCCAGGCTCGCGTAGCGCGGGATGATCTTTGGCGTCTTGATGGTGGCGTTCTGGCGGAGTGCGCTTGCGCGTAGCTGTAGCTCCTTGCCACGAGGGGAGAGCAGGATGCCCTTGCGGTTGACATTCACGATCTCTCGGAAGTCCGTCCAGGGGGCGTAGTTACTGTTCCATGGGTCGCTCACGACTGATCTCGCGCTCCACTGCACCGAGCGCTCGAAGATCGAGATGTTGTCTACCCACCAAGAGGAAGCGATCAAGGTTGGCTGTAGGATCTCCACGCGGTATTTGCCGGTCTGGACAATCTCGTTGGTTGGCAGGCGCAGCGTGACCTCTTGCCATTGGTTGGTTTCGAGTTCTGGCATCGGCAGCGGAATCACGGTTCCTTCTTCGCTAACGAGTTGCGCGTTGATGTTGCCAAGCATCTCCTGGTTGAAAGTCGTGAAGCCTTTGCTCGGGAAGAACGGTGGGTATTTGTGCGGGCCAGGGAATGACGGCGGGTGCTTGACTTCGACCGTTTCGACTGTGCGCGGTTCACCCGCGAACCAGAGGAAGAAGCGGATCTCCGCCTGTGTGAAGTCGATGAACTCGATCAGGTCAGTCGTGATCCCAACGTTCTTTTCGGTGCCGTTGGTGTCTACGCGGAAGCTTTCGCCGCTGAGCGTACGCGACTTGTCGCGGGAGAGGACGATCCCTGCGGAACCGCTCGGGGTGATTTCGAATCCCTGATTCCAGAGTTCTTCATTGCCTGTGAAGTTAGCGAACAACTGAGCACCATCGACGGGCGTGAAGCTCGTGAGCGGCGTAGACTTGTATTCAGCGAAGACGACACTGCGCGGGCGGATGGAATGTACGTAGGCATCGTTGTCCGCCAGCAACGCTTTCCATCCCACGCGGCCCTGTCGTCGGCGGAAGACTCCATCGTCTTCGATCAGCGTTGAGTCGAAGATGGGTTCCTGCACAACCGACTTGTCTTTGTTGAGCGCGAAGATGCGCACACGGGCACCGGAATCTTCTAGTGAGCACACCATTAGGTATTCGGAGTTGTTGTCCATGGCCGGGACTTTGGGGAAGATGTATCCAGGCAGCACCGAGTTGGTCATGATCAGCTTCGTTTTGCCTTCGCCCCATTTGAGAGTGAAGGTGATCCAACTCTGCTCGACTGGATTAGCTACCGGCAGGCGCTCCAGGTCTTTCATCTGCTCCAGGTGATCGAAGCGAGACATGGGCTGTTTGTCGAATTCACCCATGGTGCGAGGAACGAACTCTTCGGTCCCGAGATCCGGCTGCGGGTTGCCGTCTAGCTGAGACTGCGTAACCCCGATCAGATCAAGTTGAGTTTGGAAGATCAGAGGCTCCTCTCGCACGTAGAGAGTGACTTCGTTCTGGTGCGCCTGTGAACCTGGGTTGATGACGATACCGAACTCGGTATCGACGGGGCGCGGGTCGTTGTAGCCCGGCAGCAGGTTAGCCTTCCAGAGGATGCCCTGGTCGAGGACCGGACCATCCGTGACATCTCCGTTGAGAGGCGTCGGCTTGCGTAGCATGCCATTCCAGTTGTCGAAGTCCACCGTGGAGACGATCCATCCTGGTTTGCCTTCTGCGGGAGCGAGCTTGAGCTTCATACCCATGACGTAGACGGTGCCGGTTTTGCCCGTGTTGCAGACGAGCTTGAAGCGCACTCCGGTGATCGACGCGAGATTGATTTCGTTCTGCTGTAGGGCTGAGCGTTCAACGATGAACTGACTATCCCCTTCGATGAGTGCTTTGAGGCTTTCTGTCAGCGATAGGACGGCTGTCAGTTTGGTGTTGGAGCAGTGGCCCTGTGAATCAGATGTGATTTCGACTTTGCTCTGCGCGATGTTGATGTCTTCCAGCGGGAATTTAGGAAGCGCAAACGTGAAGTGATCGCTGTCGGAGAACCCGGTGAGCAGATCGACAGGGCGGCTTGGCGTGACCGATTCCGATTCAGTGACGCCTTCGGCCAGTACGTCGAGCGCCGGATAGCGCGCAACGGCAGGGAGGTACCCGTAGGTGCCTACGGTCCAGTTCTCTCCTGAGGTCGGCACGAACGTGCGCAAGTCAACGTGACGCTGGAAGCCCAACTGTTCTTTGGTTTCCGGTTCGTAGGAGTCGTAGTACATCCACGCTCGCTCCGTGAACTCCTCAGTGAGAGGTACGTTTGATCGTTCGCGTTCAATCATTTCATCAATCCTTAGTAACAGAACCAGACTGATTCTTCACCGTACGTTACACCATCAAGTTCGACTGGGAAGGTTTCAACATTGAAGTCACTGCGTTCTGTGTTGGTGTCGTCGGTTCCGGCCTCCACGTAGAGGTCTGTGTCGGCTGAGACTGAGAACTGGCTGCGTAGGAACGCCAGTTCTTTGACCCCTGCGAAGTAGGCACGATCGTTTTCGAAGAGGGCGTTTAGTTCCTTGTATTCATGGCGGCAAGTGACCCAGAAATACATGACCGGAGTCGATTCATCCAGCACTACGGCCTGCCGATCAAGACCTGACACGGCGATGGTCGTGTTGTTGCGGAACTGCGGTTCACCCTCGACCGGATAGCTAGGTGCGTTGTTGGCGTTGGTGGCTGCGCGTGCTCCAAGGAGCGTGAGCGGGTTAGCTCGTGCAGCGGGCGGCTTGAGGTAGGTGTTGAGGGTGGTTTCGATGCGGCGCAGGGTTTCTGGATCGACACGGTTGGATGCTGGCGGGGCGATCGATGGGGTTGGCGTTGGGTGTTCCGGAGACGAAGGTCCTTGGATGAGGTCTTCGAGCAGGGGCTTGTACCCCAGTTCGAGCGCATCGTAGACAACCCCCACGCGCTTAGACGTGAAGGTGGGAAGGGAAAGTTCTGCCAAGAACGGGGTAGCCACCCAGTCAGGGAAGAGTTTGTAGCTCGTCGGCTTCTGATAGTCGCCCGGTTCGTACGGCTTTGCCTGTAGATGGCTGAACTCGATCTTGATGAACTTGGCCGTGATCGGTTCGGGGAGCACATAGGTCGTCTTGACGGACGTGACATAGGACTGTGGGACGTGAACCCAGAGCTTCTGTTCCCACTCTTCTTCCGTCATCTCTGCGCCTTCTGTGGTTCCGGTCAGATCGTTGGTGTAGTAGATGTTGAAGGCTACGCCTGGCGTGATCGGATCGAGGATCACGCTGTCAATAACGACTGGCTCATCCGAGAGCGCAGGTTCGGTGAGTTCAACGGAGCCTGAGCGTCCCCGCTGGTTTTCCCACTTGACGCTAGGGCTGTCGCCATCGATGTAAGCGGCGGCTTTCGTTCCAGCGTTCGTCATCGCACCATCGATGTAGAAGGTGCGTTCTGCTGTTTCATTCGCGAGGGTGCGTACGGTCACGGTGGTTGTGCCGCTCGCGATCGGCGTCAGCGTCACGGAGAAGCGCTGCCATTCGGTACCGATCGTGACGACTTCTTCGGCTTTGCCCACTGTTGCGTCACCGATTTCTATCACCACGGGGAATTTTCCCACGTTGCTGCGAACCCAGATGGAGAAGGTGATCGGTTTGGCGAGTCCTACGGCGACCTGAGCGTATGTGCCTTCCGGTTCGTGGTAGCGACCTTTGACGTGGGCGACCGTTTTGACTTCAAGTGAATTCAGACCGCGCGCTGCTTCGATCGAGTTGACGACCTTGATGGCTGCTTGTGATTCTAGGGTGTCGAAGGACAGGATGGCGGGGAGTTTCTGTCGAGCTTTGAAGCTGACTTCTCCTTCTTTGCCGATCACGATTTCTTTGGCTGGCAGTGGCGGGGTGCCTTCTGCTTCATCGAACTTGGAGAGCGCCTGCCACCCAAACGGTTCCTTGCCCACCACGTCGTACTCAAAGCTTGGGTTGAGCAGCGTGTTGATGACGCCATAGATGGGTGTTGTAGGAAAGATCCGCAGATCGGAGTAGTGGCTGGTCACCGCGAACTTGGATGGCTGCGGTGCTGAGAGCCAGAAGCCGGTGTTGGTGTTACCGCCGACCGGAGCCTGCGCACTGGAGTGAATCGCCACTGATCGGTAGGGATCGCCCAGGAAGTCTGTGCCGCTGTCTGCGATGAGGCCGAGGAGTCGGAAAGCAAACGACGCGGGAGGCGCGAGAAGGGCCTTCCCGTCGCTCTGGAGGGCTTCTACGAACCCTGGCAGCGGGTTGGGCTGTGCGTAGTAGACCTTCTCGATCCCGGACACGATCTGGAAGCCGATGCGTAGCTCAGAGACGTTAGTGGTCATGCTTACATCGACTGGGATTTCCTGGCCCAGGATGACATCGATCCAGACTCGTTCTCCTTCGGCCTGCGCACCCGTCACTGTGCCTTTGGCAAGGACCTCCCAGGTGGAGTTGCCGAAGTTGTGCTGTTCGACGGTGTAGTTCAACGTAGCCGTGGCTGCGGCTTCATCTGCGACTGCGGATAGAAGCTGGAACCCAGAGATACCAGGGAAACGCGTTTGGCCAGATTTGACACCGCGCAGATAGTCTTCTGGCAGGCGAAACTCCTGGTAGTAGAAGCCGTTACCGGGCGTAAAGGATGCTGTGACGACATTCTGGTCAATCACAACACCACTGTATTCGGCGCATACGTTATTGGACATCATTTATTACTGCGTCGGAGTCTTCTGTGAGGGTGCTATACTCTCTGGCATGAAGATTTCATATTCCAATTGTATTGAGGATCAAGTGGTTCGCTATTACTCTTCGTGTCGAACTCAGTATGAGAAGCATAAATTGGCACAAAGGCTGAATATCGATTCTATATCTAGACTTTATAATTTGGCCTCGCGCCTAAAGGCTCACTAAGGCGCAACATTACGGCCGATACGTAGGTTACGCACCTCGGCGCTATACGGGAACGGCAACCCTTCTGGTGGGCGAGTGAACTCCAAGCGAATGAAGCGCGTGTAGATCATGGCGTTCAGCGATGTGCTGACGTTCATGGCGATGAGTGACCACTGGTTGGTGTTCTTGGCTTCGTAAGACGTGCTCTGCGTAGACGGCGCTTCGCGTTCGTTGACCAGGGTGACAGGGATAAAGCGTCGAGCCGGGGCAGCATCGAGCAGGTCGTAGCTGACGGCGATCTTGAATGGCTTCTGTGACGATTCGAACGATAGGAAGTTGATCGCTTGTACGGTACCCAGGTCGATCTCCAGGAAGTCCGACCCTTCTAGGCGCTCTAGGGATGACCAGAACGGAGCCGTTTCAGATGGCGCTCCGGGGATCTGAGCAAGGTTCTGATAGACGGCCGGGTAGATGTAGTTCACGAGTGGTTCTGGACCCACCTTGGTGGTGAGCGGTTCGGGCGGATTCACTGTCGCGTCGATGGCTTTGAATTCCTCTCGTGGATTTTTGAAGGTCCCCAGGAATGGATACTGCGCCTGTTGCGCAGCAGAGTAGATGCCAATGTGTTCGTCTTTGTAGTTTTCGAGTTCCCCCAGGTGTTCTGCGCCTACTTCTGTGTAGGCTACGGCCGCAGCGACGTTATGGAAGTTGACATAGTTCGCGTGCTGACCGTTGATCGCTACGGGAGCCTCGTTCTCGATGCCTGGCTCGATCCATGTGGTCGCGCTGACGGGAGGCCACGGCAGACCGCGCTTACCCGTCACGTATCTCAGGACTTCGATGAATTCTGAGTCCGCGAACGTCGCGTTAGGGATCTGGCGCTTGGTCAGCCCAGGAGCTTTGCCCGGTGTAAGGATGCAGGTGACTGGCTTGATGTTGCCGATGGCTGTCTGGGCGAAATACCAGTCTTCAGTCGGGATGACGGCTTCCTCGCCATCGGCAGACACGCCGACTTGATCAACAGCTACTTCGATCTCGATCAAGTGGCTTTCGTTGTCGGCGAGCGAGTTCTGCGTGATGAGGAACTGAGGCATCGGGCGATCTGCCAGTTCGTTGGTAAAGCTGATGACGAGCGCGTTGCCAGGGAAGGGGCCACCCTTTACTGACACGTTGCGTTCGCCGATCACCGGGAGCGCTTCGAGGGCTCGTGTCAGTTCTTCGAAGTCCAGATCGAACGGCAGGGCGTACGTGGTAGTGGTGTTCTGGATTTCTTCGTTCTTCCTACCAGGACCCAGCGGCATCGTGAGCTTGAAGGTTCCCGTGATGGCGTTGCCTTCCTCAATAGAGATCGTCTGCTGGGCGCTCTGTGGGTGTTCCTGACGGGGGAGAAGGATGGCCTCCTCGGTCGATTTGGTCAGGCCGATGAACTCCAAGCCCAGCGGATCATCCGAGAAGCCGTCGTAGAGCGCGTGGTAGTTCTCGATGATTTCGACTGAGCGGTTGAGCGCCGACTTGGCAGCGAGGGTGATACCGAGCAGTGTGCCTCCTGCCCGCACAGCCTTGAGGTAGTTGATTGCGCGATTCTTGTAAGACGAGTCCGATTCCTGGATTTTCTCCCATTGTTCGTTGCTCAGGAGTCCTTCGGTGTCATCGGTGTATGTCTCGAACGCCAGGCGCGCGAAGGAGAACGGTTCTGCGTAGAAGGCGTCGAGTTCGGTGGTACGCAGTCCGTTAGCTTCGATGTTCAGGCGAGCTTCGAGGAAGTTCTGCTTGAGGGTACCCACGCCAGCCGGTCCAAGCAACGTGTACATGAGCGCGACTAGGTTTGAGTCGAGCGACTTGTTGTACAGCGTTTCCGGGAAGGCATCGAGGTAGCTGACTGGATGTTTCGGACCACCTAGCGGCTCGATAAAAACCTGCTGGTTGATAACAGTCGTGATGTCTGGAGTTTCGACCGTTGTACCGAGAGATTCACTCATGCCTAAGCCTTTCCCCAGACATTCTCTGCGCGCGCCTTGATGATCAGGCCAGGGACAGTATCTCCTTCCTGCAACCCGGTCGGCAGAGCGGGCAACTCGTCATCGCGCAGGAAGAAGTCAGAGTCGAATGTGTATTCTCCGCCAGCGAGGGATTTGTCCAACGGAACGGCAGGATAGAATACGGTCGGGAGTGTCTTTTTGCCTGCAGCTTGGTATTCTATGCGGAAGGATCTGATTGGTTCGGTGACGTTCGTGAACGACCTATCGTCTTCACTTACCTCGACAGTTGCAGCGCCCAGGACTTTGTTGATCTGTTCCTCCAAGATGGCAGCGGTTGTGCCTTCTTCGATCGGCATGATTTCTTCTGTTCTTTCGGAACCCCCGGTTCCATACACGAGTTGGTATGCGCCGCGTTCTGGTTTACCCACAACGTACAGAGCTTGGATCTCTTTTTCGCCTTTGATGCCCCATCGGACGCGATCGAGGAAGACACCCTCAAGCGGCTTGCCGTGGATGTCCGTCTGCCACACTCGGATGAGGTTCGGATCGTTTGGAACATCGTTGGACCAACGTACGTTCTGGACACCTGCGACGTTGTGGATCTGCGCGAGTAGATCGGAGAGGCGAATGACGCTGCCGAAGAACTGGTCAGCGAAAAAGGTTTCGATGGCTTCGTGGATCGCGTTGTTCACCGTGGACGGTGTGGCTTGCGGTGCGTACACCACGGTGATGTCGAGCTTGAAGTAGCGGATGCGCGCCTTGTGTGCGAGCACGTCCGTGGTGATCTGTCGGCTGGCCTCTAGGGCTGCTTGCAGGTCTTCGATGTTCTGGTCATAGAAATATGGTTCAACTTCGATCGTCGTGGGGCTTTCCTGTTCGCTGAATCGGACGCCTGTGTATTCGGGCTCTGGTTTCTCTGGGGTCGGAACGCCTTCTTCTGGTCCGCCCAGGTCGGCGGGGATCGTTGCGCTCCACTCGATACCGTCTCGTGCTCGGATCGTGCCGCCGTAACCCGAAGTATCGTGGATGAGCCAGTAGTGAGTGCCCCTGTAGTATTTGCTCGTGCCGATCGTGATCTGTGCCGGGATGCCGAGGATCGGTGGTGAGAAGAGCGTTGTGAGGATGTTGCCTTCGAGCGGGCGCTTAGTCGGTTCTCCGTCGCGACGGTAGTTCTCGTAGTAGTACATGCTCGTCGGGTTATCCACAAACGCCTGCGAGTTCCCCGCCAGCGGCGCGGTGAAGATCGTGGAAGTTGCCTGTTCGTTGGTACCGTCAATGTAAACGTCTACGGCATTCGTGACGTTGTGCAAGATGCTGTTACGGGATGCCGATGACGTGTAGGCGTATTCGAAGAGCACAACGTCGTTCGGCGACAGAGCCTTGATCGCTTCTTCGCTACCCAGGTAAACGTTGATGAAGGTGACGTTAGGCTGGTTCTTGCCGGTGATGTTAGTACGCGGATCTACCCCTACACCATCGATCATCGCGCGCAGTGTGTCACCCTGTAGCAGCGGCGGATAGTTGAAGATGAAGTCCACGTCTTCGCGGAAGAAGAATTTGCTGATCCCCGACGTGATGTCCGAGACAAAGACGGGCAGCCCTTTCCAGACTTCCTTCGCAAATGGGTTGGTGGAGAGGGCGGTCGTCCACTTGTTGACGAGTGTTTCGTAGTACGGTTTCCATTCGCCCACGAAGACCCATCCATCCACTACGGCGCTGGTGAGCGGTTTGGAGATGACGATTTCCGTAGGAGATGCGATCGAGACAACAGTACCGGATGCAGCTAGGGTCGGGCTGTCTTCTGATTTGAAGACCTCAACGGGATCGCCTGCTTTGATCCCGATGGTGGACGGGATTGTGACGACATCACTCGTGTTAGCACCTGAGCCACGTACCATGAGTGGGTACGGGTATCCGAAGTAGGATTCTCCTCCGCCGAAGGGGTAGGATGTCTGGTCATCGCCGACCGGGACCTGGACATACTCTTGGTATTTGGAGATTGGCCCGATAACGTTGGCCTTGGTGCTGAAGGCGGTGGCTATGCAGAGCGCTAGGAACTGATCTTCGGTACCCGCGAGGTTACGGAAGACGGTGTTCTTGAATCGGGTCTTGAGGCTGTTGTCGTCTTCCTGGTCGTTTCCGCCTTCGGTGGCAGCGGGGTTGGTGACGGTCGTGATGCCCAGGACTGGAGCAAACGACATGATCGTGACTGCTTCGGCCGGTACGTTACCGATTGACCCTGGCGCTTTCGCCTTGATGGGCACGAGTCCGGTTTCAGATTCACCAATGTGCAACGTGACCGTGGAAGTCGTGACGAATTCGGGCAGGATGCCATCGGTTGCTGTCGAGATGTGGGACTTCAGGATCACTCCGGCCGGGATGACGATGTTGGCGGTCGCGGGCGTGTTGCGTTGGAACTTGACGAAGCCTGTGGCGAGCGTGGCCTTCTGTCGTTCGAATCCAAAGAGCGACATGAAGTTAGTGAGGTTCGAGCCGAACTTGCTATCGACGTTGAGGGCTTCCCGGAGCCCTATGAGGTCAATAGAGTTTTCAGCGATGGCTCCCGACACCGTATCGAATACAAGGCGCTCGGGTGTTCCTACTTCGGCAGAGATCGTTGGCTTGAGCAAACGAATCTGAGCAACCATCTGTTCTGCTATCTGGGTCTGTGTAAGTACTGGCATTAGGCGCTTACCGGAATACTGATTTCGAGGAGGTCGTTGCCGATTTCAAGCATGAGCTTGCAGAGCAGGTGATCTTCGGCAGAGACGAAGTTGAGGCTGACGACTCGAAGCAAGACCTCGCCAGGGGTAAGTGTCGGCTTGCCGAATTTGATCGCGTCATCTTCATTGCGGGCGATCTGCTGAGCCTGGTAGTTCTGGCAGATACGCAGTAGCTCGGAACGCACAACAGCGGCGGCATGCTCGAAGTCTCGGGTGCCGATCACGGTGGTTTCTGGATTGATCAGATCTTCCTCCAGGATCGATCCGAATTCGGGGTGCAGTTCCTCGAACCCGAGTGGCGTCAGAATGGCACACACAAGGTCTTGCTGTAGCTTTGCAGCATTTACAACAGTTCCAAGTGATGTTCCGCTCAGGCCAAGATCCCCGTTTTTGAGTTCGAGTGAGAAGCTCATCTTCTATTATCGCATCGTAATACTCTATTACCCAATCGGGACTTCGGTTACCGTCAACAATTCCCAGCCTGCGGTCCAATGACATTCGCATGTTGTTCCCGCAGGAGCCAATACCGTGATAGTGCCTTCCACCGAGTTTTCTTCAAAACCGCCCAAGGCTTTATTGAAAACACCAAATTTGCCAGCTTCCTCCCCTTCGATACTTACGGTGGCGGAACCATCAAGATAACGGGGATCGGGCATTAGACAATTCCAGTAGCGTTACCTCTAACAACAAAGGTAACAAGTCGTGCTTCGGAAGATATAGGCAGCATATAAGATTTCGGTTCTCTTTGATTGACTTCTTTGTGTACAAATTTTCCAATATTGGCTCCCCCGATAGGTGTTAGTTGTCCTTCCTGGTTCTTCAATACGCGCCCGCTAGACGAACTGATAACGGCATCTCCAGGTTGCGCTTGAATAGCCTCGCCCGATATTCCCTGTGGCTCATATATACCATCCAAATACCATGATCCGTTTTCTTCGCGAACCATCCACTTTTCGCCCGCAATGGGCCAACGAAATACGGAAGTGTAATTGTAGACATTGACAGAGATAACCTCACCATTCCTGGTTTCTGCTTCAACGAGGCGCTTCGAAGGATCGCAGGTGAGTATCTTGACGCCCCGTTTGAGGCTCATGTTGACATGATCGCTGAGTGCCATTTAGTGTGCTTGACCTTTTTGTGTTATATGCAGCCTTTTGGTCTTGATTGGGAGAGCCGGTCGCTGTTTTGGTGCCGTAGCTTTCTTCTTGGTTTCGTCACGCAACGGCTCGATCAGAGCGTCTACCATGTTGGGCGGTAGGATCTGTCCCCCAACAACCGGAGTCTGGGCGTTAGGCTGGAGGACCGATGGGGCCGTAAGTTGTGCCACCGTCTGGTATCCATTGGTGGTGTCCCAGGTGTGGGTGACGGATTCAATGAACATCTGGATACCGTGCTCAGGGAAGCCGACCTTGCCACCAGGAAACAACTCGGGCATAAATGTGAAAGTATACGGAGTGATGAACTGGCGGGACCATCCCAGTAGGAATTGTTGGTATGCCAAAAGGCACTCATAGATTGTACTAGTTACTAGTGGGTATTCCTCCTTGAGCACTCGCGGCCCATAGCGGCGGAGGAATTCGACAGCCTCCTTGTTGTTCATCATGGAGGAAACGCCAGGGCGCTTGGTGTCGATTTCTTCTTGTTCGGTGTTGTAGAGGATGCCTTCGGAATCCATCGCTTCGAAGATCGTCATAACTCCAGCCTTCTGCTCGATCACCAGTGGGTTGCTTGTTGGGCTAGCAGGGTAGATCGGGTTGCCGAGAGAGAAGACATGTGTGAGTAGGTTGTCGTCACTGAGATCGATACCTCCGTCGAGGATCTCGATGTCGTAGATCAACCAGTAGGCATCGTGGTGACCGAATTCACCGAAATAGTCCGGGTAGAAGGCGTAGAAGTCTCCGTTCGGTAGCGACTGGAAGCTACGCAGCGACGCTTGGCATACCTGCTGCACGAAGTTCATGAGTTTCTGAGAGTTCATGAGGGCCTTCTGGCCTCCGAAGATTTGCGCCTCAGCTCGTTCGATTGCGCCAGGCAAGCTAATGTTCGAGGCAAAGGCTGCGGCCGTTGCTTGGCTGAGGATGGACCCTCCCGCCGAGCCTGCGCCTTCTTCGCCTTTTGCCTGACCTTCGGTTTCCCCTTCGGTGCCCGCAAGTGCTGGCGGTGGTTCACCCGTGTAGGGTTCTTCGAGTTGCTTGGTTGTCAGGTGCAGTGATTCGTAGGACCCGCTCGCCGATGGCCATTCGCTTTCCTGTTCGCCGCCCCATCCTGCCCCCCCGTTCGGGTTCTTGTTCCATCCCGTGCTGAAGTAGCGACCATTGATGGTCATCCACTCGTGACTAGCATTCCAGTAGATGGTGATGCCCTTGCCCTTCGGCCCAGGACCGGGTTCCCCGATTTTGCCGTAGACGTGACCCATTTCGCCAGATGTACCGAAGGATGATCCCGTAGGCACAAAGCCACCGGAAGCGAGAACGGCCATGACGGAACCTGAGCAGTCGAAGCCGTTGACGAGAGCGCCACCTGTCTCGTGTTCGGTGCCCATGCTTGGCGTACCAACATGCGGGTGTCCTCCGCCGAATGAGTAGGGGTAGTTCTTGTTGCTGATTTCCGATGCGCGCGAGATCATCACATCGAGTCGAGTCCTCTGACCGCTGCCACCCTTGCCTTTGGTTTCTTGCGAGTTGCGCTGCGTTTCTTCAGGGTTTTCTTCAGTGGTCTTTTTGCCTGTTGGTGGGTACTGCGACACGAGCCGCTTGGCCTTGGCGATGTTGGTGGCCCAATCTTGCTTGTATGCTTCCTTACCAGGCTGCTGCGTCGTGGTGGCCCATTCTTCCCAGTTGCCTTCGGTCTTGAGGTTGGGGTTTTCAACGGCGCGCATTACCGCTGCCTTGCAGAATGCTTCGGTGGCCTTGGCGGTGTCGCGGGCATCCTGTGGATAGTTGACTTTGATGCCAGGGTATGGTTCATCTGATGTGAACTGGAACCAGCCTGTTGCTTTGGCAGAGTTGAAGGATGTGATTTCGCTCTGGTTGAAGCCACACTCGCACAACGATGTGCCGATGACGAATTCAGGAGGTAGGTTGCTCTTGTTCGCGATTTCGGTCATCGTTTCCACAACTTCCTTGACATTGGTCAGGTTGCCTGTAGGCTGATTTTTGCCTTCCCCTCCTCCTGGTCCTCCGCCTTTGCCGTGAGAGCTAATGCCAATGGCTGCGGCCCAGAACAGGTTGATCTCTTCCTGCGCCTTTTTGTCATTCTGTTCAAAATCATTCCACAGCTTGTTGATCAGCTTAGGCACAGAGGCCGGTACGTTCTCGATCCAAATCTTCTCATCCTGCCAGTCTCCGATGAAGAACAGGATGGCCCACAGCAGGTTCGCGAATGAACCATCGTTGGTTGCATACTGACCACCTTTTTCGACACCGAACGGAACGCCATTGGGGCTGTTCTGGAATCCTTCTTGGCCAGCCTTCGCGGCCCATTTATCAGCCAGTTCGGCTCCCTGTCCACCTTCGATGCCGCCTTCGGTGGGACCGATGACCTCTCCTTCGGGACCCTTCGTTGGGTTCCATCCGAAGTGTTCGAGCAGGCTCAACGTATACGGCTGCGCAAGCTGGTACCAGGTGTACAAGAGTTTCTTGAGGGTGCAGGATGCTTCGAGCGTGATCGGACCGGGGCGCATCTGGTAGTACGGGGTCTTGTCCAGAAAGCCGGTGAAGACCTGCACAGGATGCCCAGGCGTGCGCTCCAGGAAGATCGTGATTGGGTCCATCGGGTGGAAGGCGACTTCACCAGGGCGCGTGAAGATCCGATCGGGGTTACGGAGCGTGAGCTTGGCCGTCGATACTTGATTGACCAAACGATTGATCTCGCCACCGATCACGTAGTCCGACAGGTCCATGATTTCTTCGCGTGTGTTCTTCACGTAGGCGTAGCACTTAGGTGAGTAGACCAATCTTTGAGCCATTTAGAAGGGACCCCCTCCAGGGAGTTCTTGGACGAGTTCGACTTTGGGTGCCGGGGGTTCTGACGGTACAACAGGCTGGCTTCTCGGCTTCGAATTGGCGGCCGTTTCTTCCTTATGGTAGGTCGGCTGGTAAGGAGTCGTCAGACCTTCAAGGATGCTCACCCAGCTTTCCTGTTCGTTTTCGAACACGCTCGCTGCAACGTCCTCGTAGATTCCCTCGAACGCTCGCGCGATCGTGAAGTTGAAGCTGAAGATCGGTGCGTATTCGCCTTGCTTGTACCTACGTTCGATGCGAGGAATGAATCCTTGTGCGCAGGTGCGTTTGTGCGGACCTCTCATGATCGGTCGATTGACTTTGATTCCGCCGCCCTTGATCTCTAGCTGAGTGGCGTTGTTGGCGGCGTTCCCTACCGCCTTCTTCTGAGCCTGGTGGACGAACTCGACCAACACTCCGTAGTTTCCTTGGTCGAGGCATTGAGCCTTGATTTTCAGGGACGGTAGAACGATGTTGTGGGCGTAGAAGTCTCGTGTGTAGCGGCCCTGAGAAGTGGTTCCGTTGATCCCCACGTCGAGGCTCATTTCCAAGACGAAGAAGACTACCTTGGAGATGCCATCGCACAGAACTCCGTTGGCTCGGGAGAAGGCTGCGGTGCGACGGCTCTCGCTGATGCGGGTGGCACGGATGTCATACGCCTGTTCTGTCTCAGGCACTACCCCGGCCCATGATGTGGGCACGTAAATGGGCAACGAAGCACTGTTGAATTCGGCCATCCTATCGATTAGGCAGCCGTTGCCTTCTATTTGTTGCTTTTGATCTTGGAGCCTTTGAGCGTGGTTTTCACGGTTTCGCCTGAACCTTCGTTTCCGAAGTTCGGCTTGGCTCCGACTGCCGTCTCAGTCTGGAAGAAAGTATCGTTGAGATACGATGGCAACAGTGAGTTGTAGTAGTCCCCGATCTTGGTGACGCCTTCCGCTGCTTGCTTGGCTGTTGATTCCACGAACTTGTCTCCGAGGAAGGTACCTGGAGCAATGAAAGGGTTCTGGGCGGGGTCGCCTGACTCCGGTGAAATGACGCCCTTGAGTGAGAACTGTTCTTTGGTAACGAGTTCTTGGACGATCAGGTTTTGCAGCTTGCTGACATCCGGTGTCTTGTCAACGACGTGAGCCTTCAACTGCCACTTGGGGGCAATCGTTTCAGTCGCGTACGTGAAGCCGGGAGCCTCAAGTGGTTGAATTTCAAAGCGCCATCCACGGTGGGCGTACTCCATGATCATCGGGACCTGGGAGTATTTGTCTGCGCTGGCTGCGGTGCTGCCTTGAGTGGCGATCGTGAAGTACTCCATGAAGAAGCCGTAGATTTCCTCGATCTCGGAGTACTGTCGCGAGGTTCCTCCTATGGTGACATCATCGATGTAGACGCTGAGGATCTGCACGACTTCGCCACCGTAGGTGGGGAATTCAGCAACGTTGAGGGCGTAGCTCCATCCGATTTCATCTGCGCCCGTGATAACCACGAGTGGCTCCCCGCCGTTGACCAGTTCGTGATGAAAGAGTAGCTGCGTAGCAGACATCGCTAGCCTCCCGTTGTCGTCGGTTCAGCGCGCGATGCTTGTTCCGCTTGGCGAACCGCAGATTGCTCCGAGGCGGTTTCGCCTGCGGCGTTCGGAGATGCCGCCTTGCTACCCATGGCTGGTCCGCCTTCGTTGGATTCAGACTTAGCCGAAGCCGCTGGGAACTTGAGCTTGAAGAATGACTTGGCAGGACCAGCCAATTCGATTTTGGCGTTTTCTTCATTCTGCTTTTCGATGTTGACCTTGTTGAGCTTTTCAAGAGCTTTGTAAATGTCGCCCGCTTGGTGGGTAACCCCCTCCTTCTTGATCTTAGCCAATTCTTCTGGGTTGATCCCGGCGGATGCTGCTGTGGCATACAGCCCTTTTGGTCCTTCGAGTTCACTGCGCAATAGCCCTTGCTGACCTGCATTCAATTTGCCTGCCTTAGATGCCTTGGACATCGCATTCGTATATGCGGAGTGGCGATCGTGTAGGCGTCCTTCTTCTTCTTCCAATTCGCCTCTGACATCACCATACTTTGATTCTTGCGAGCTAAAGAGATCCCCGCTTGGCATTTTGGATAGCTTGTTTTTGAGTTCATTGACGCGCGTCTGTGTAGCAGACCATTCGTTTCTTGCCTTGAGTAGGGCCGCGCCATCCTTGCTCTTCTCGTTGGTCTGTTCCATTGCGTAGCGATGTTGCTGAATTGTGTTTGCCTCGCCAAATCCCCCCTGGACAGCTTCGAGTTTCGGACCAATTTCTTTCAGTCTCTTAGCTTGTTCGGCCGTGATGCTCGGTTCGAGCATATGAATGTAGCCGCCTTCCTTTTCAGCGGCCGTCTCGGTCACTTCCCATTTGCCCGTGACCTTGTTGAGGTTGCGCGTGTCTGACTGCTTCGGTACGTAGCCTGAGACTTTCTTGACGGTTTCCCAAGCGTTCAGCGCGGCGGCGTTGCCGGACATGCCCTGGATCTCCCATGGCATGATGCCTTTTGATAGCGCCTGGACCTGACCGAACTGACCTTCGTTGATCCCCTGCACGAGGAGCGGATTCATTTTGGTTGCCTTAGCGATTTCGCCGTACGCAGTGAGCCCGTGGATCATGGTCGATCCGCCCTCGACGCTTTTGGCCATGAACTCCTGCGCTTTGACAGCTTCGGCTTCAAGCGTCTGGTGAGTCATCTTCGCGGTTTCGGCTAGCTGTTCGATGCCGGTGGTCAGTTCTCCAATGTTGCCCGACCCTAGCTTGAGCGCGCTAGTGAATTCGGCAAGGACCTCTGGGTTTTTGAAGCCCTTCTTCATCAGCGGTTCCATGGCCAGAGCCAACGTCTCCTGTTCGCCCCCCATGGTCAGTCCCAGAAGGCTGCTGTTGCGCTGGTTGGACCATCCCTGCGAGCCCAACGCCTGACGTAGAGAGTTAGCTTCGCCAAGGCCGATACCTGATCCCCCGATGGCAGCTTCAGCCGCATTGGCGACCGTGCCGAGTCCCTGTTTGCCAGCCGGGCTCGTGATCGCAGCGAGGGGGTTGGGGATGCCGAAGTAGTGGCTGGCTCCGAGGAACCCTCCACCCAGACCTTCGCCCTGAGGCGAGTAACCCAACGACGCGCCAGCGTTGGATGCACCGAAGCCGATGTCAAGCAACGGTGACAAGACCTTTTTGTGGATCAGGCTGGCTTCGGCTACACGGGTTGCTCCCGTTTCGAATTTCTGCGCCAGGTTGCTTGAGGCAAAGCGCCCCTGCGTTTTCTGCCATTCTTCTGGGCTGAGCGCTTGGCCAGTTTCTTCGAATTCGTTTTCGGCCTGCGACTTGTACTTGCGCATCGCGACCTGTCCAGACGTGTGAGCGGCCATGCGCAAGAGGGAGTCAAGCTGCCAGTCTCCGAACTGAGGAATCGTGAACCCTTGCGCCGCAATCCTTTCAGCTTCGACGTTGGTCTTGCCAGCAATCGCGCTTCCTCCGCCTGGTGCCATACCGGGAGGTGCCCCTGGTGCACCGGGCTTGCCGGTTGCTCCACTGAAGAAGCGTTCCCAGCCTTCTTTCATTGCCGCGTCGGATACCGATGCGTCTGGGTTCAACTGCCCTGGCTCGCTAGCTCCGATCGCCGCCCCTGGTCCTGCCTGCGAAACGAATTTACGTATGAGCGCAGAGGGCTCAAGCTCTTCTAGGCCAGACTCAGCTACTCGTTTGCGCTGCGCTAGTGCTAGCTCCATCGTGGGAGCCGCAAGAGCCTGAATGTGTTCGTCAAGCTGGTTGATCGCAGCGCGCAACTGATCGTTGGCGCGTCGAGCCGCTTGTCCAGGATCGATGTCGTCTGCCGTAGCCATCGACTATTACGCTGCGCTCGGCCCTATTCTGCTAGAACCGATAGCACCTTGACGTGGCTTACGCTACATGATATGCTATAGGCATGGCACACGCAATCATGTTCTTCGTTATCGGAGCACCGCTGTCGGTCTTGCTCGTCTACGGCTGGATCTACTGCTTTGTGGCGGATCATCGCTCGCGCCGCAAGTGGCGCAACCGTCAGATCACCCCTGTGGGGCCTGTATCGGCGCACCAGGGGCACGCAGCACATCGGCCGGTGGAATACCAGTGCTTGACCTGTGGTTGGCGCAGACAGCATCGCTGGGCCTCCTGCGGTCGCTGCAACGAAACACACGCCATTCCCGTCTAGGGCTGCGGCGCGTATCCGTCGCTCTCCCATTCGCGGATCATCTCCTCGAAGTCCTCCTCGGAGGTCGGGTAGCGGATGACGGTGCCCGGACCCTCCGGCACGATGTCTTTGCCGTATAGCTCCTTCCACATCTCGGGGTTGGAGATGAACATCGACCGTTCGAGATCGACCTGATCGTTGTCCCGCTCGATTCGGTTTTCCTCGCCATGCAGACACATGACAAGCTCAGCCTGGAAGTCGTTTAGGGCTGGATATCCGAATCGGTCGGTGCGCCCAAAGTATCCAGCACGGTCAAGGAATCGGGCAAGGGCGGCGAAGGGACCCGGTTCCTCTCTGAGAAATCCTGCAACTCTCGAATCCCGTCAAGAGCCTCTTGCTCCAGTTCGAGGTAGCGCGCGTAGAGGAACGAGAGCGTGGGCTGGTACCACTGCTTGGTGACGTAGCTCAGCCTGGCTTTGGCGAAGTCGTTGAGGTCCGGACCAGCCTGCTTGCAGAAGTCGGGGTCGTCATCCACGGCGGTCAGGCTGAGCCCAACCTGCGCGTTGGCCCATACCTCACCCTCGGAGATCGATCCGCGCCAGGGCTGGACGACGATGGAGACTGCGGCCTTCTCTGATGGGTAGAGAGTGCGCAGTGTGAAGGTATGCCCGCAGAACTCGACATTCTTCTCTATCTGGCCGAGGAATGTGAGTCCACGTACGGGGAGCCGGATCTGCTCTGAGAAGAGGGAGAACGGATCGACGCGCTCGTCCTCTGGGGGTGCTACCTGATCTGCCATGATGCCTCCTATGCCCTTTCTCAAGGGCCTTGACTAACTTACAGCGGGTTGTCGCGGACCTTGAATGCGAGTGATGAGTTACCGTTACGGGTTACGTAGCGGAAGTTCACTGTGATCTGCTTGAGCACTTCCATCGTGCCGATAGCGATCTGCTCGCCGTCCTGGACGTTGGTGATGACGCATCCGTGGTACTCCTCCGTGTACGGAGCGATCGGAGAACCCGCAGGTCCTGATGCTCCAAGCGGACGGATGATCTTGACGATTTGAGTCTTGGCTGGTTCTGCCTGAGCCTGGCGGATGAAGATGTCCACGATGTCCACGGCACCCATGAAGAGGCCACCGTTGTTCGGACCCGTGAGTTTGAAGTTGGTGCTCTGGTTTTCCGGGGTTTCTGAACCGAACGGGCCGTTCTTGGCCCCGAGACTCAGACCCAGACGGTCCCAGACCTTGGATGCGGTTCCACCACTGCCGAAAAGCTCGAACATGTTGAGGACGATCTGTCCTGGTCCAGCGGCAGCCGGAGTGATGATCTCGATCGGGTAGGGCTCATCCAAAGGCTGGATGGCAGACATGCCTCCGCCGACTGGCTGAGGAGATGTGTAGGACACCTGCTGGCAGAAGGTGATAGGCTGACCACCGAACGTGAAGATCGTAAAGCCGGAACCACCTACGCGAACTCTTGAAGTGAATGTCGGGTCTGTTGATGCCATCGGCTATTACCCCAGAGATTCGCTCTGTGAATTTTCGGTAATCGTGACCGTCTGGCTTGAGAGGTCGAGCGAGAACACGATATCGATGTAGTTGAGGGTGAAGGCCGGGCGGTATGAGTAGCTCGCCTTGATGGTCGTCGGTTCGAGTGACGCTATCTGTACGACCGGAGTCTTGAAGTCCACGAGGTCGCCCGCTGACTGGAGCGCGCTAAGAACACCGACAATGGCAGAGCGCACGATGATCGGCGAGTTACCGTCTGCGATGATCTGACCGATGATCTGGTTTTCGAGCGTCTCTTTGACGGATTCGACCATTAGGAACTTGGCACGGACCACCGATACCTCAGAGCGAGATGCACCGTGGCCGGTGTCGAGTGAAATCGCGTGACGGCAGCGGATCTGTCCGCCCTGGATCTGCTCGATGACCATGAGCCCTTCGCCACCATCTTCGTTCTTCTGTACTGGCGTGCGGAGGTCGCGGACCTTGGTGAATCCGGTGATGCCCTTGCGGGTAAGCGATGAGGCGACCGGGCGAGATGCCAGGGCTCCAGCAACCGCAGCGGCCATGTACTGACCACCAAGGCCAGCTTCTCCACCTTCGGGGAGGGAGACGCCGTAGTTACCACCGTTGACGAGGACGTTTTGTGCAGCGAGCTTGCCACCAGCGTAGGCGCGGACGTTGCGGGCGTGTGACCACAGCGTCGTCTCTAGGGCTTCGCCGGTAGTAGAGTCCTCGCCAAAGATGCCGTAGATGAACTGCTCTTCGATCTCACGGTATTGCTCGTAGCCGAGCACGGCGCTGATGATCGAGTTCATCGTGCTGTCTTTGACTTCTTTCATGCTCTGACCAACAACCGGAACCAACAGGTCAATAGCTTCTACTAGATTGAGAGCTTTGAGCGTGCCTTCCCACGTTTTGACTTCAGCGTTCTGTTTCGCAGTCGGCTGTTCTGCATTGATGATGAATCCGTTCGAGTCGTATTCCGGTTCAGTGCCGGTGCTCAGCGCGAATAGTGGCTGAAGGATAACGTTGCCTGCTCCGCTTTCGAATGCCTTCTGAGCAGCGAGGCTGAGCGGTGACGTGTATTCGCCTTGGGTGTTCTTTTCGAGCGCGTTGCCGAAGCGATTCTGGACTTCGTTGAAGTTGAAGAGACGGATCGGGTTGTAGTAGCCAGCCGGAACGTAGGTGTAGGTGACGTTGACCAACTGGTTGGCCTTGATCAGACCACCGTTGATGCGCACCACTGCGCCTGCTTCTTTGTCCACTTTGTAGGCTCCGACGCCTTCTTTGTATTCCTTGAACCCTTTACCTTCGTTTTCACCTTCGGCAGGGTTGGTAGCGCTGTAGACGGAGATGACCCCTTCCAGCTTTGAGCCAGGCAGAGATGCGAGGAACGGAAGCGAAGTCGGTTCCAGTTCGAAGACGATCGTGGTTTCTTTAGTTTCGGTGGCGTTGTGGCTAAGTTCGACTTCGGTTTCACTCGGCACGGCCGTTACGGTTGTGCCTTCCGGAATGCCCGTGCCAGTCGCAGTAGAGCCAACGTCAATGAGTTCTTTGGCTTTTTCGAGTCCTTTGACGCCTTTTTCGCCGCTTTTGATTTTGGCGGTTTTGGCTTCAAATGCGCCGCCCCCCAAGCGAACCTGATCGGTGCGTGTCTGGTGGCCAAGCGTGAGGCCAACGAGGACCACTTCGGAAGAGGAAGCAATAAGCGGGACGACCTGCGGAGCGACTGCCTCCGTGATAGTGACGCCAGGTGGTACGTAAGGTTGTGCCATCACAGGTTATCTCTGCGGACCAGCGCCTTAGTAAGCTACAGCTTGCGCGGTTCGAGCGTGGCTTTGAAGCTCATCCCGGCATCAAAGGCTCTGCGCCTTTCTCCATAGACCGGCGGGAAGTTGAAGTAGTCCTCGTTCGGGACCTGCCCTTCAGGGAATTCGCTCGGTTCAACTTCGCCATACTGGCCTTCAGGCGTATCCGAAATGCCAGCCGTGTTCCACGGGTAAAGCTTGACGCGCTTGACCAGGCCGAGCGTGCCTTTGTGGCCTTTCGGAGTGATGCTGTAGAACTCACCAAGGATTGGAACACGATACTCGCATCGGTAGACCCAGGTGTCCTCGGGCATCCATGGTGCAATTTCCTCGCGGTCGCCATATCCGGAGAGCAGATCTGTGTTGACAGCGATGAAGTGCCAGTCTGAGTAAGGGCTGAGTCCGATGGTGTCGTAGATGCGTTCCTGGAAGGTCTTGCCCTCTTCCCCGACGATACCCATCTGCACGACTTCGACCAGCGCATCTGCGATCTTGTCACGGTCGGGTGAGTTGAGTCCGTAGACCTCTAGAGCAATGTCACCGTGGTAGATGCTGTGGTGGTACTCGATGAACTTTTCGTTGATGTCCAGTTCGCCCCTGATCGACAACGTGGTTTCACGAGTTTCGAATGCCTCCTTGTTGATGAGTACACTCGACTCGCCAGTGACCCGGATCACGATGGCGTTTTTGGGAATGCCGTTGCCTTTGATTTCAGTAATGCCAGGGAACAAGTCTTGGGTCGTGGCAAGCCCTGTGATTTCGCCCGAGCCTGTCGTGATGTGGCCCACGCCCGTGAGAATGATCACATCGGCTTCAGGACCCCACTCCATGTGCCCCACGCCCGCGTTCTTGAGTTGCTGCTCGTAGAACTTGACGACGACCGATGGGAAGTTAGCGCGTGTGGTCTGGTAGTCGGGACCGATTTTCGTTTTGAGCAGCGTGGGATCTTCGTAAAGGTTGAAGGCGTTCTGGAGCGCCTCGACCATCGTGCGCTTGAGGAACGTCTTGTACTGGAGCGTCTGCTGCGCCAGATATCGCGGTTTCTGCGGGCGAGGGTTGGGAACAACCGACTGTTGATCTTTCTGAGCAGGCATTAGCACTTCCTCCACTCGCCGCGCTCCAACCATCCGTGCCACAACTCGTGATCAATGCCATCCCGGCGTTCCTCAATGAGCAACGACGGGCTCGCGGTGATCGTGCCGTCATCGTGCTCAGTCACGTCATGGGCGTCAAGATTGCCGAGATGCCCATTTGGCGTTACACACCACCATTGCCAACGATGTTGCTCTCCGCCCACATCTACACGTCCGTAAGCACCGGGTCGAAAGGGGTTATCCCGCAACTCGTTATCGGCTACTCGGTGACCATTGATGACCATTATCTGTCCGTCTCCACGCGATATATTGGGTCCGTTTCAGGCACCTTGCTCGCTTCGCACTGCTGACCGACCAAGTGACGGTTACCTCCGGCGGTCAGGTTCGCGGTGTCCTGCTCGCGTCGTCCGTAGCCATCGCGCTGGAGTGCTGCTGCGCCACGCATCGTGATCGGGTAAACCTGCTTGAGTTGGTAGCGCTCGAACGTCTGGATGATGTTCTCGGAGGCATCGATTTCGCAGGGGATGAGGAGATCGTTGTCGCCGACCTGTGGGAACCACGGCAACTGGAGCTTCGCCTGCTGCGTCCTTATGAGAGAACCCTCCTCCGTGAGCTTGTACACATCTTCTGGCGCGTCCGGCAGGATTGCGTACGTTAGGTAGCCAGGGCCAAACCCTCGATAGAGCGGAGCGTCTTCCCATTCGGGTTCTGGTTCTTCCTGAATGACTAGTTCGGCTGGTTCGGTTTCGGTGGCTGGCTTGATCCACTCGCCGCGCGGAGCCTTCTCAACCGAGACGTAGCCAATGCCATAGGAGAGTTGGTCGTCGTGGATCGGCTGCTGGTAGATCGTGTCGAGGCCCACGCTCGCTTCCGCCACACCCTTTTCCACATCCTGGATCGTGAACATGTGCTTGATGAGCACGGGTGTTCCCATGCGGCGCATCGTTTCCAGTGAGAGGCGTCGGCGGCGCAGCATGTCTTGCGGCACGCCTTCGTCTCCGAGGTACCGGATTACGTTTTTGTAGATGGGTTTGAGGAGGGCGGTAGGCACACCGATTACTCCTTGAACGGACAATCCGTCATCGAGTGGGGATCACTGATATAGACGTAGGTGGCCCAACCTTCCCGCTCTTGCTTGCCGATCTTCGGGCTGTCGGGTGGTACCCGTTCGATGAGTCGATCGGGTTGTGCCGACAAGGGGTTGGTTGTGATGCGATCAACGTGCATTAGAAGAACCCACGTCCCACGTTCTGGGTACGCCATGTGCCGTTGAAGAACAGACGGCCAGCCTTGGAGCCAACGAGCAGAGCCGAGTGGCCAAGGTTGAGTTCCTGACGCTTGTAGAGTCGGACCATGGAGATCCAGTCTTCGCGCTCCGTCGCGTATGCCGTCTGCCACGCTTGCGCGTAACGGGTACGATCCTCGTAGGCGATCTGCGCCCCCTGCGGCACCGGCTGCTCGATGTATGAACGGATCATGTGAAGCAAGACCTTGCACATAACACCCTTCGACAAGAGTGGCATGAGCGGATTGATTTCGCCATTGCCGAGCGGGCGTGCGAAGTACGAGATCGAGTACTGAGTTGGCGGCATCTGCACGTTGATGTCGAGCATCGCTTCGGGGATAAAGCGTTCGATTTTCCTGACATCAAAGTGAGCGAGTGTGTAGTCACGCAGGATCGGTCCACCCTCGACCGAATCAAAGGCGTCCTCGAATCGCAGCCACACTTCTTCTGCGACAAGCTGCGGTTCGGTCGGCGGCGGGATGTTGAACGGATCGAGCACGGCGAAGTTGACCATGACCGATTTGATCTCCTGGGTGTTGAGCGTGAATTGCGCCTGCACGAGGTACTCTCCGGACTGTTCGGTGTCAGTCCATTGCAGATAGCCACGTCCGTCCTCTTCGACTTCCCCAGGCCATTGGGTACTTTCGAATTCGAGTTCAATTTCTTCTGTCGGGTTGGTGAGCAGCGATTCGTAGTCCATCAGGATCGCGGTGCCGCTAAGGATTTTGGCGACTGAAGCTCCCGGCTTGATGTGGTTGCCACGGACCAGGGTCTTGCCGGGAACGAGCCCTATAGTCGATTCGATCCCGGTGATTTCAAAGCCTTTGTTGGTTAGCGAGCTTGGTTCCCCTTTGTAGATGGTCCCTTTGGCTTTTTTGAGCGTGGCAGGATTACCGACCAGGATGCCATCGGGGCGCTGGATCGTGAATTCGACTCCCGCGATGTCTTCCTGAGGCACGACGCCTTCGCGTTCACGCAGGGCAGCGTAAAGCTCAGCGGTGTCACCACGGTTGATCGGGTTGAGTTGGTATCGAACTCCAAGACTCATACATCCATTACATGCGCGGATGGCTGTTACAATGAGCCAATGGCAGCAACACGCTCAACGGCCCAGATCGCATGGGCGGCTGGGATCTTTGAGGGCGAGGGCTCTTTCAGTACCCATACGGTCTATGGGAAAATCTATCCTCGCGCTAGTGTCGAAATGAATGACGAAGATGTCGTTCATCTCTATCACGAGATTGTGGGGGTTGGGACTCTTCTTCAACGCAAGCGCCCAGACCTCCGACACATATCGGTGGTGCAAGATATAGCTGGTTTTCGTACCTTGGTGGATCTTCTCGACCCTTGGCTAGGTTCTCGACGCAAAGCCAAAGCAACTCAGATCATAAGCGCTCTAGGGGATCGACAGGGGTCTGCTAACATGGTGCAAAGTCGGAGAAAGACGCACGGTCATGTATAAGCACGTTGCTGTATTCGAACTAGATGGTCAATTCTTGGGCTACGCCGTCAAGGAGGCTAACAACCGCACCCTCCAGTCCACTCATCTCTACGCTGAGGAGGAGGGAGAGGACCTAGCCAAGCGCATTGCTGAGTTGAACGAGTCGCAGAATGTGCTTGCAGTTTGGCCGGACGCTCGTGATCCGGACGTGCAACGGCTTGTCAATGATCCCTCTTTCGAGCCGATCGAGATGACCGATGAGGAGGTTGTTGATGAGGACAACAGCTATATCGCCTACCTGAAAGATGCGGATGGAGAAGATACTTTCGAGATCGATGCAGAGGCATCCGTCCTCGCCTACAAGACCGCCAAGGTCCCGGCGCGGCCATCGGATGTGATGGCAAGAACGAAGAAGGCGTGCGAGGTTGTTGCGCGCCAGCGGGCGAGCTGATATGCTTAGCTACATGGAGCGAACGCCTCTGCAACAGGAGTTCTTCCGACGCAGCGAAGATGATCCCTATCTCCGCATGATCCAAAAGATGTGGGTCGATGCGTATCTGTCGGGTTACGAAGAGGCGCTTCATCGCACAGATTCATGGGACGCGCATGAGCTTTCGCGCAGCGATGTACGCGAGATTGCTGTATCGTGGCTCACGGAGAAAGAGGATCGGGCAGACGAGCTAGTCGCTCTTGCTACGCTGGGTTACAAGATGGAGAAACTTGCCATCGAGGTAATTGAGAGGTTGATGAACCCAAAGTTGATCGCGGGGATTGGATGAGCACAAAGCGCACACTGGTAATCGGTGATTGCCACGGACACCTAGATCGCCTAGAAGCCCTCCTCAAACAAGAGGGCCTCCTTGACGACTGCCCAGACAGCGGTGTAGTACGCCGCAATCACGATGTCGAGGTCGTGCAGCTTGGCGACCTTGGTCATTTCGGCGATACGCAATCTAAGGATCGATCGATATGGAGTGCCGCTCCTAACTGGCTCGACGTGATCTTGTGGGGCAACCACGACCGTGCCGCGATCGATGGTCGGCACTCCTTCATGGGCTACCAGAAGCCTTTCCCGGAGACGCTCGATGCCGTCAAGGCTGCCCTCAAGAGCGGCAAGCTACGGCTCGCACACGAGGCTCATGGCTTCCTGCTGACGCACGCCGGATTGCACTCCAAGTACAAGTACAACAAAGCTCCCCAAGAAGACTCGGCCGAGATCGCGGCGTGGCTCAATGAACGCGAGAACGAAGATAGCCAAGACGAAGACTTCCTGGCTATCAGGGATGCGATCAGCTACACGCGCGGCGGACGCTCTACCCATGGAGGAATCCTCTGGCGCGATGCTTCCGAGAGCCTATATACTCCGATCCGTCAGGTCTTTGGGCATTCCAAGGGCAACAAGGTGCGTCGCTATCAGTCCAAAGGTGTCGGCGATTCGTACTGCGTAGATCTTGGCGATCCGTTCAACGGACGCCTCGCCGCCATCTGGCTTCCCGAGAAGACGATCGTGGAAGTCAAGATCGAGAGCGATCAGGCCACCAAAGATCTTGAGGATCAGGCCAGGAAGCGCGTCGAGGAAATGCGCTGCGACCCATTCTGGGCCGAAGGCGGACCCTGGCATAAACTCGTTGTCTGATGCCCCTCTACGACTACCGCTGTAGCCACTGCGGCGAATGTAGCGAGCAGCGTCTTCCTATAACGGCCATCACGGACACGATCACCTGTCCGGGTTGCGGACATCCGGCAGATCGTGTATACTCCGTCCCAGCAATTCGTTTCACCGGGCCGGGATTCCACAACACCGACTACCGGCAGGGCAAGAAGCGGGAAGATCAGAAAGACCAACCTACTCCGCAGGAAACGAAGGAGAAAGTCGATGCAGGTAAAGGCAGCAGTACCGGCAAATCTGCTTGACGGGCACTGGAAGATCGCTTCTCGACGCATCTCCAAGCGAGCCATCTTCCCTATCGCCCTCGCTCTCATCGCTCTGGCGGGTCTGTTCTCTCCGCTCTTCGATCTCAATCACGTCCACGGCTTCCCTGGAACGAAGCTCTACGCGCAGCATCTCTTCTTCGACGGGATCGCCGACGCGGGAGGCTTCTACGCCTCGACGTTCTGCAAGCACTGGTATCATAAGATTCCGATAGCCGTTGGGTTTGCATTCGGGTCCACGTTGCTGCTCGTTACACTGGTGGGCTGATGAACTGGGCCGTCAGTCAAGATACCCTCGATCAGCTCCTTCTCCAGGAAGAACGCCAGAGCGCAAGCACCACGCAAGCAGCCTTGGCGCGAGCAGAAAGCGAACGGGATAACTTCCGTGAGGGGTGGCTTTCTCGTGGTCGCAGCATCAACCGTATGGGCGACATACTCCGCAACCCTCCGCGCGAGATCGCAGACCTGATCGAGGAGATGGAGGGCCGTTACCCAGAGACGGTCATCGCTCGTGCGCTGTGCAGTCTAATCCTTCACATCGAGAATCGCGATCAATGATCTGGGTAGACCTGGGCCTCGGCACCCTCTCATCGTTCATCGGCAGCATGATTGCGCTGGCGCTCTGGATGCACTATGACCTAGAGGGCTGGTGGGAGGAGCGCCGTCTAGCCCATGGCAAGCGGCTAGACGAGCGCCAACGCAAGGCTGCTGAACAGCACGGCAAGCGCTAGCTGCCCGGCTGTACGTAGACGGGCTCGATCCTGAAACCGATATGATCTCCGCGCGAATTGCGGAGAACGGCTCTCGGGCCTTTCCTAGCCTCGTCAACGGAACGAGAGGAGAAGTAACAGGCATTCATCATACCGAACTCCAAAGCACTACGCATGTGCTCATCGCGCCTACGCGCTTCTCGTACCTCGGGTTTCTCCTCGATCTCAGTGAGCGCACCACCCCATAGCGACTGAGGTCGCTTGCGTTTGCGGGGTCTATGCTGGAGCCACCAAACACGCATACCCATGACTAGCTCGTCCTAGTCGGCTCAACAGACACAGTGAGTCCAAGGACCTCCTCAGGGCGTCCCTGCGTGCCTTTGATGCGTGCGAGCTTGTCCTGCACCGCGAGCCTCGCGTTGTCCGTGAGAGGACCCTGTGAGATGATCGCCGGGTTGCCTCCGGTCGGTACGAAGTGCGCTACCTGATCCGTTGCCGCAGGCACCTGGTCTGGGCGTAGGATGCCGCCTAGCGGAGCTTTCGGCTTGGCGTTCGGGTCGATGTACCCGACCACGACGCCCTGCTGGTTGTACTCCGTCTCCACGGTGAGTTTCTTGATCGGCTCCCCGACCTCGTTGGTGATCATCGCCAACGTCGTGTTGGTCTTCTGGATGTTGTGGGTCTGACCAGCGAGGATGCGCTTCGCCGTGCCATCGCCGATGATCTCGACGCGGCCAAGGTTGGCGCGCAGGATGTGGTCGTTCTCGTCCCCATCCTCAAGCGGGAACATGTCTCCACGGACGCCACGAGGTTTCAACTCGATGCGGCGCGTTTTGGTGTCTGACTGGCGCTGGAGCCTCAGAGAGAACGGTGACGTGTAGAGGTTGCGGACCCATTTGGGACCTTCCGCGTCCTCCTCGGCGAGGATTGCGGCCTCTGCGTCTGCTGCTGCCGTGATCTCGATCTCTACGGCCTTCTGCTGGGCCAGCCATGCGTTTACGGGCTCTGCGACCTCGGACGGGATAGGCAGTCCTGCTGTCTTGAGGGTCGTGTACGTCTCCAGTAGTGCCGCCCACTGCTCTTCAGTGAACTCGTGCGTTACGGTCTGAGGCTGCTTCGGTGCTGCTTTGCGAGGCGCGGCTTTTTTGCGTGTTGCTTTGCGCTTCGCGGGTGCTTTCGTTGCTGCGGCCATTTCGGGCTCCTTTGTCTATATGTGAACTGATCAGGTACTGCTGTACTGCACTCACTTCTTACTCAACAGGGGATGCCCGAAAACAGGGTAGGCTCGCTCGGCTATACTGCGCTGCATGGGACACGATCCCCACGTATCAGGACTCCTGACAGGCGGCGGCGTGCGCGGTGCTCGCCCGCGAATGAACGTGATCCGGGGCGGTCATCTCAAGCATGAGGACTTCCCCGATGCGCACATTACGGACTCTAGCATGCGCACATTACGGACTCTAGCCAGATCCAATCCGAAATCCCAGAGTTCGATCCAGCCCTCGAATCCGAGTATTCGGCGCGCGAGCTACTACTGCTGGCCGAGAAGATCCTGCTGGAAGACCCGAAGCCTGCGCACGAGCATCCTGCGTGGCTCAGCGCCCGCAAGCTGCGTCAACGTCAGCGACGCGAGATATACGTAGCCAATGGCACCCCAGACCCATCCGTCGTGTCCGGCATGTACTGGCGCACCCATCCTGCCGGACGACCATGGGTGTCCGAGGATATGCGCAGAGGCAAGGGGTCTTCGTTCTACGCCTCGCTCAAAACCAGTAGTCGTCCTCTTGTTCCGGCTCCCCTCCCCAAAGAGGAGATGCTGATGCTATGCGAGTTCGGGTGTGGCTATCCTACGAAGGTCAAGGGCCTATGCACTGCGCACTATCAGCAGGCCCGGAGAGGCGAACCGTTGCGTCCAGTGAAACGTCACTCTGGCAAGTCCAAGCTTGCTCAACGCCTTGAGGCGCAGGTCGATCGCATGGCCGCAAGATCGTAACTAGGCAAAAAGAGAGGCCCGCCGGAGCGGGCCTCTCAGTACGACTATCAGGCAGTGGAGTCTTACAGACGCCATTCCCCGGTGCCGCTCGTGACTCCCGTGCCTGTTCCCAGACCTGAGATGTTGAGCTTGGCCGGTGCAGCGTTGCTGCTTGCCTTGACGATGCGGGACAGTCCGCGAGGGTTGAGGATGAGCATTCCTACAAGCTCGTCCATGACCCAACCCTTCCAGAACTGCTCGACCTGGTGGTTCTCCTCGACATCGAGAGAGTACATGACCGGGAAGACCCCGATGAACTCCGGCTCGGCTGCGAGAAAGACCTCACCCTGCGGGATGATGATCGAACGCTGGATCTGGAACTCGCCGAAGCTCGTGATGCGGCCTCCTGCGAATACCTCGTCCTTGAACCTGAAGCCCGTGACGTTCAGGTCCCAGTTGTAGAGGTCGCGAATGTCAGCCGGGTGGGCCAGCACGCGACGTGCCTCTAGCTGATTGATTTCGATCTGCGAAACAGCGTTGTAGAAGTCGGCAGGCTCCAGAGGGTTACCTTCGCCAAGGAGAACGGTGTGTTCGTTGACGTTGGCTTCTGGTCCTGACGCTACTCCAACCGCGCGACCACCTGTCGGTGCAAGTCCTACCGGACCTTCACCAGCCTGTGATTTCGTGATTGCTTCGCCGAGTCCGACGATTGCCTGCTCCAGGAGCAGGACGAGACGTGCGTCCTCCTGCTTCTGAATGGCCTGACGTGACTCGTCCTGGGCGTATTCGACTGCGTTCACACGGAGGTAGTACAGGTCCTCCTTGCGGATGCGTGGGAAGGTGGCGAGCCTGAAGAGGCTCGGGAATGCCTGCCTACCCTCGAACGGGGTGATCTTGACCTCTGCGTCTGTGCTGTTCAGCACGTATGCGCGGCCCAGGTCGTCCAGGATGTCGTAAGGCATGAGGGGTCCTCGCTCCAGCGTGTCCTCCACGAGGACGTTGCGGACGATTCCCTCATAGCGCAGACGGATCTGGATCGGTCCGATCATGCCCTGACCGATGCGACGCATCGCGTTCCCCTTGTCTGCGAGGATCGATTCAAGACGGCCGATCTTCTGTTTCTTGGAGAGCTTCGGAAGGTCCTTCAGCTTCTCCTCGTAGTCAGCGGATGCCACTACTTGTCGTTGAAAGTTCTCGTACATTTCAGTGGCCTCCTAGATCAGCAGCCTGAGTCGCAAAACGCTTGGGTTGTATTCGACAACCGTTGCGATTTTAGTTTTGTTCGTGCCTTCTACGACGGTAAGGCGTCCATCTTTACCTGCGTAAAGGTAAACGTCCTTGCCTTCTTTGTTTTCTGCTACCTTCGTGGCAACTTCTTCAGGGTTGAACCCTGGTGCCAAGAGATCGTAGACGGAATCTGGCCCCTGCCAAGCAGAGATGTTGCTGGTGTTTTTGACGCCATCAAACGTGCCACCAACCCACTGTCCGAGAAGACCGAAGACACCTGTCGCGGTACCGCCATCGGCAATCGCGTAGTTTTCTCCAACCGTCTTGACGAGGACTAGCCCCGGTGTCAGTGAGTTTTCGAAGGTGAAGGCGTTCGCTGTACGAGCGAATGGGCTAGCTGCGGCTGCACCTGCGGCAACTACACCAGCTTCATCCGTTTTCAGCGGAACGCGGATTCCTCCGCTAGTGTTTCGCAGTGACGGATCGAGATATCCTGACGTTGGGGTTGCCTGAGTCTGACCTTGGACAACACGCAAGAGACGTTTCTGGCTCGTCACGTTGATGTTTGAGGCATCACTTCCTACAGGATAAATGATCTCCATGTGATGTTATTCCTTTGACAGAAGCGTTCCGTTATTGGTAAGCTTCATTCATTCTTCTGACGGCGCATATCGAAAAACATGTAACGCAATGCTTACCGAAAGGTAAGTCAGAGATGATTATGCAAAGAGAGCCGAGTCAAGGGAGTCCTCGGCGACTGCCTCGGGCTCTGACTCGTCACTGGCGATCACGCTGTCGAAGCGCTTGGCTGAGGCGGTCGTCTTGCCAAATGCACCAGGCATACGGGTAACTCCCAATGTGCGCTGCGCAGCAAGCTTCCTCGTCCCTGCCGTCTTGACACGCGAGAGCATGTCCATCTGGGCGGTGATCTCCTCGTCGGTCTGCGGCGATAGCTCCGCAAGGCGCTCGTACTTGGCGTCTTTCTCGATCAGGCCGAGATCAACTTCCATGTCGGCGAGCTTGAGAGATGCGACGAAGTGTGATGTGAACCCATCGAACTGAGTATCGCTGACCTCACGGGTAACCGGCTCCTGCTGACGCAGCACCTTGTTGCCGTCTGTGCCAGTCCACTGGCTCGTCGGGCCGGAGTTGTTCTCCGGAGTAGCTGTTGCCTGGAGGACATCGACGCGCTCGCCGAATTTCTCCGCAACAGGCTGTACGCCCTTGACGGCAGTGCCGCCAGAGAGTCCCGGCTGGTCGTAGAACGGCTTGGAGTCGTACGCTTGGCGCGTAGACGATCCCTTGTTCTGAATGCCTTCAAGACTCTCGCCTGTGACAGCATCGCTGACGCCTTTCTGGGTTCCATCTGAATCTCCGAAAGTTGCGGTCGGGCCGCTGTCCTTGACGGTCTTGGTAGCGTCGAAGCCTGAGTCGTCCGATGTCTCGGATGCGGTCGGCAAGCTCTCCGTCTTGTCAGCGTCAACGTCTGTGACGCCGGTTGAACCTACGCCTTGTACATCGACCTGTGCGTCTGCCGTGGATGCTGCCTCGTTGCTGGGCTCAATGACCCCACCGACGCCAGTGGCGTCTACCCGTGCATCAGGCGCAGCCTCCGGGCCAGTCGGACCATCAGCGGTGTGTGTCGTGCTCATGGTGTCTCCTGTGTGGTTTTGCTTAGCTGCCTCGATGAGGTCTTGTGCAGTGCGTGCGGCTGCCGTGACCGGCCTCTGCGGATTCTTGACTACAGTCGTCGTAGCGGGATCGTTAGAAGCGGGTGTCGTACCCGGAAGAAGTGGCTTCTCAAACTGCTTGATTCGAGCCGCTACCTTCGGGTTTAGCTTTGGTTGCCAACGCATGTCACCCATTACACTTGCGGATGCACCGCGATTTCTAGTCTGTAGGAAGCTACCGGGTTGCTTGGCGTGTCCGGCTGGTCCTCCTGGAGGAGGCATCGGCTGCGCTTCACCACCCGGTACGGGCTGTGCGCCATGCGCCATCGCGTCGTCCTGCTGCACCTGCTGCTCACTGCCCTGAGCCATGTCACCCTGTAGCTCTTTGGCCTTGGTGAGGTCTGGGTTGTCCATGCCCTCAGGCGGCTCAACGTAACCGCACACGTCACATGTCTCGCCGTCCATTGACTCACCACAGATCGGGCAGTTGTGCTCCTGGCGCATCGTGTCAACCTCTTCCGGGGCTGTCGTCTCGAAGGACTGGGGCAGAGGGTTCTCTGCCGTGTGAACTGAGCCTTTGTGCATCATCATGGCCTGGAAAGAATCTTCCGCCTTCTCTTTGCTGTCGTGGGTGGAGATAATGGAGTTGTCGCTGTGTTTGTGAACGGCCCACGGTTTGTCAGCCGGTCCATCTTTCTTGATGAACTGGTTGGCGATCTTCTCCAATCCCTCATCCTCTACGCTCGCGCGGATTTCCCGAGCGAGTGCTGTCTCATCGGCAGGATCGAACACGCCACTGATCTCGAAGAAGTGAATGCCGTAGCAGTTCTCATAGCTCTTGCGAGAGATACGTTTGCCATCGGCGGTCTTGTAGTCGTGGTGCGCGCCCTTCATCAAGATGTGTGAGCAGTACTCGTCTGGGTTGGTTGCTTCGTGACCGCAGTGTGAGCACTTCGAGCGCTCGACATCGCATCCCATCGAGAACTCATCGAGGTCGCCGTTTCGGATGGCTTTGGCATAGACCGGGAAGCTCTTGGCGTCGATCTCAAGGAGCAACTCAACCTCGGTCGGCGGAGCATGCTCTGGGTCGAGGCTTGCGCCAGTCCAGTAGTCATCTCCAGAAGCAGCAACCTTCTCGATCGGGAGTACGCGAAGCTTGCTGTCTACGACGACACCGCGCGCTCGTCCTGGGTCCGAGTTGTTGTGGTCGATGAAGTTGGGCTTGCCCATGAAAGTGGCGAAGCCGAATTCTCTGCTACCGTCTGCTGCCTCGACCGTGAAGCCGGATGAGGACTGCTTGGCGTGGCGCTCGAAGATGTCCGGTCCACCGGCAAGCTCGACTGACGGCCATCCGTCATTGTTGCGGTTTACCCTAGAACTGATCGCACGAAGCCTGACGTAGAGATACCCATCATCTGTCCTGTAGTCATGAAAATCTGATAGCCTCTCTAGAGAAGCATGGTGTGCCTTAGTAGACGAACCCTTTACCTCCAAGACCTCGGCATCCTCGAAAGCGGCAAACTTTGTGAACATATCAACGATTACTTTGCAGAAGACTGGCCTTTGCCAGTGCGATTGTGGAGGCACCACGGCTATCGCCAAGAAAACGAACACGACGCTTGGGCATATGCGCGGAGAGCACGTTCCCTTCATTAGCGGTCACAATCGACGCAAGAAGGTCCGCTACATCGAAGAAGATCGAGGCTACCGAACACCTTGCTGGATTTGGCAACTAGGCAAGACAATCTGGGGATACGGCACAACCCAGAGCAAATCGGCTCATCGCATCATGTACGAACGAACCGGGAAAACGATCCCCGAAGGTATGGATCTGGACCACAAGTGCCGTGTGCGGGAGTGCGTCAATCCCGACCATCTCGAACCCGTGCCCAATGTCGTCAACGTCCAAAGAGGTCGACTGGCGAAGCTCGCGCCTTATGGTGTCTTGGCCATCTTCTTATTGGTCGAGACGACTACGCTTACAAAAGTCGAGATCGCAGACATCCTTGGCGTGAGCCCTGCGACCGTTTTCGCCGTCCAGCGCGGGCAGACGTGGAAGAACTACACGCAACCTCTTGACAAATGCCTTGTGGTGCTGTAGCCTATCGAACGATCATGACCGTAACATCCATAAAGGGAGATTCATGAAGCGTTTTACGCTAGGTATCTTGGCCGCGATGGCACTACTTGCCATTCCGGCCTCAGCAAGTGCAAAGACAATCACTGCGTGTGAAAACACGACGACGCACACTGTTCGAGTAGCGCCGCCGAAGTGTCATTCGGGCGAACACAATGTTCGACTGACCCCATTCATCCCATACATCGTGGTCGGCAAAACCGGTCCGCAGGGAGCCCAAGGTCTGCCGGGTATTCCTGGGGTGGCGGGGTCTATTGGCCTCGTGGGCTCGCAGGGAATCCAAGGTGCTCTTGGCCCTGAAGGACCCGCAGGAGCAAAAGGCGAAAAGGGCGACACCGGGGCCACAGGTCCTCAGGGCGAAGACTACTGCGCTCCGAAAGGCGAGCAGGGAAGCCCATGCGTAGGTCCGCAGGGTGACACGGGTCCGGCAAGTACCGTTCCTGGTCCGGTCGGACCCGCAGGTCCAATCGGTCCTACAGGCGCTCCCGGAGTGAGCAGTCCGCTGGTATTCACGGACGCAGAAGTAACCGGCGATCCTGACTCGGGCGAATGTTCGAGCGAATGGGCAAAAGACAACTACGTGCGTACATTCACCATCACACCGCAGCCGGACGGTTCGTTTGACGTAACCGTACTGATCAAAGGTACATTCACGACGATCATCGGAGCGAAGCAACCGGGTGCGGTACCATGTGGACCGCTCATCGGATCAGAAGTCACCGGAGCGTTCTATGGCGACTACGTGATTCCGGTCGCCGCTGGATCGGAATTCGATCCGTATGCTACATACGATGGTTCAAACGTCGGGCTAGAAGCGGGCGTGAAGGCATTTGTCGAAGCAAAGTTCCCTGGCGTGAAAACGCTTGGCAGCTACGCATGGCAGTTCCACTACACCGCGCCTAGCGGTGCAGAAACGTCCTGGAACAATACGGATCACGGCAATACCGGCAATATCACCGGCTAGCCTTAGCGGTTCGCAGAGAACAAGGCCCTCGACGCCATCGGCGTCGGGGGTCTTTGCGTTGCACTAGAACAAGCGTCCATGAGCTTGACGTAGCCCCTTGGACGGTGTATCATATCCATTATGAAAACTCTACGAAGCATCTCGATTGCCGTTCTCCTCTCCCTCGCCGTTGCTGCGCCTGCTGCTGCCTCGACCGTCAGCGTGAGTGTCTCGTCTCCCAACACGACTCTCGGCACGGCCGTTAGCTACACGATCTCCGGCGAAGCCGAAGTCACCCAGACGTACGAAGTGCGCATGATCTCAACATCCTCGGCCAACTTCGCGTCCGCATGCGAGAACAAGAGTGCCGGTGTCACCGTGTACGAAAAGGAAGTCCAAGTCGAAACTCCTGGCGTCACGACGATCGCCTTCGCACACTCGGCCGAACTACCGCTCACGGACTACTCCTCGCTTGGCACGTACGCCGTGTGCGGTGTTGTGCGCATGGGGCGCGAACCGCATGTGGGAACGCCGTCCACGAGCAACGTAGCAACCTTCACGGTCAATGCTCCTGTGACACCCCCCGTGGTTCCTTCTTCTACCCCTCCTGCGCCTGCTCCGGTGCCTCTGGTGGCCCCTGCGGTCGTGCCTGCAACGATCCACATCGCGCCGGTCACGAACTCGGCTCAGAAGCTACACACGGCGCTCGTGAAGTGCAGGAAGCAGAAGAACAAGAAGAAGCGCGTGAAATGTGAACGCGCAGCTAAGACGGCTGCGCATCGTTAGTCAGATCGATCAACAGCTTCTCACTGTCATAGGTAAGCGTCTTGAGCGTCTGCTTGCAGGCGCTCTCGCGCCGTTCATCAAGCCCCCACGACTCGATCAAGCCACAGAGACGACCGCGCAAACGGTTCATCTCGATGTGGATGTTGTCCTCAACCTGGGCGCTACTTGACATGATTCCTCCCGTCTAAGACGGCTCGGACTAGTAGGCTGAGATAAGAGCCTTGGCGATGCGGTGCCCGGTCTGCTCGTCAGTGCGGACTTGCGCCTGCTTGACTTTGAAACCAGTGCCGTAGGCCACTTCTTGAAGTTCCGCGTCCACGTCTGCTGCTGAGTAGCGATCAGGAACTCGTTCTTCGACCTCGAACGCAGCTGCGACGCCGATCAGGTCCTCCCACGGGTGCTGTCCGCCGCGAGCGATGATCGGGTTGACGTGCGAGAAAGCAGGAGCGCCGACTGGAGTCTGTCCAGGGGGAACCTCGCCCGGCTTGAGCGACTTCTCGTGATGGACCTCCTCGGGCGCAGGCGGCACTTCTCCGGCTGGAGGCGCACCATCCGGTCCCGGAGGACCCGCTGGCGGTTCTTCTCCAGGCACAGGGCTTGCACCTTCAGCGTCCGGGATGCCGAGCGCTACGAGGATCTTGTTGACGGCATCGAGCAGAGCGCCTAGCTCATGCTTCTCGCCACCCTTCTCCTTGTGCTCCTCGCCATCTGGTGACGGCGGATCATCGTCACTGCCGCCCTCGCCGCCATCCGGCTCCTCATCCTTCGGAGGGCCATCCTCCTTAGGTGGCTCGGTGTCACCAGGACCCTCGCTCTTCGGACCCGGAGCATCTCCAGTTTCATCGGCAGGGCCACCAAACGGTGAATCTGCAACGTGGATAGCTGCGACCCAGTGTCCGTCAAGCTCCTCGACGGTGATGTCCGTAGCGTCCTTGGGGAACTGAGGGCTGGTCTTAGCAGCCTCAACAGCCGCCTCACGAGTCATCGCGGTGACCTTCGGACCTGTTGCGAAAATGATTGCCATCGACTCTTATCTCCTAGAAGTTCGCGTTTTGTAAGCGCTACTGGCCTACAGGTGCAGAGCCAGGGATCTGAACGATCAACGGGGCTGCCCCCGAAGGACGCTCTACGGTCTGTGACGGTGCTCGTCCGGAACGAACCTCTGACAAGGTGTACTGTCGAGGCTGTTCAATTGGCTTATGGCAGCTTGGGCATGTGGTTCCAAACCCACCATTGATCCCACACATACTACACTCGAACTGCGGCTCCTGCGGTGTTTGCTGATCTGACATACTGTCTCCTTAGTAGAGGCCCAAGAACATGTGATTGTCCGGGGCGTTGTCTGCGTTTACTCTTGCCTGCTCTTGCGGACTCTTGTAGTGAGTGCCGTCGAGGTTCAGCATGTCGCTGTTGCGAGCAATACCATCCTCATCTATTAGTTCACGTTGCTCCCTCGGAGAAAAGTGCTTACCGGCCAGTCGTTCGTTGCGAGCAAGCTTCTCGCTCTGCAAGTGCTCGCGTACGGCACGAAGGCGATCATCCTTTTCAGCGATGTCGGCGATGCTCCTCGACTGTATAGCAGCGCGAGCCATCTCAGCGCGGCGCGGAGAGAGATCATCGGCGTCATCGTCTTCGTTGAGCCACTCCAGATCGATCCCGGCCTCGTGCTCCATGCCCTCTTCCTCAGTCACCCAGTCATGACCGCAGCGGAAGCAACTGTGTTCGGTCGCCTCGGGCGTGATCATGGATGATGTGAATTCGCGGTGGCCACAGCGCGGGCAGTCAGGGTCAACGCTCGACTGAGCGGCCATCTGCGGTTCGCTAGCGGCCTGCTCATCCGTTGTCTGACCTGATGGCGGCACCTGAGCGTGTCCTGGGGCTGCGGAACCCGGAGGAGGTTCATTTCCCTGTTCGTCAGCCGTCTGACCGATGGGTTCGAATGAAAGCTGCCGCATTTCCATGTCCTGTCGTGAGATCGGCGTGCTTGACGTAAGAGTGTTCGGATCGTGCTGGCTCGGGTCGTTGGCGTATGTGCCAAGCAGCGTCACATCAATCCCGTCTGGCTTGACTCGCTCGACGCGGATGAGATCGGGCAGCGTAAAGGTCGGGTTGACCATCTGGTACTGCTGGCCTGCCTTCAGAGGAGCGCCAGTGCTGTCCTTCCAGGTCAGGGATGAGTCCTCATCGCCTCCCTGGTTGGTCTGTCCTTCTTGCTCCGCAGCCGGTACGCCCATCGGGTTGCCTTGTGCATCTCCGCCGTGCTGACGCTCATCGCGTAGGGCGACCTTAGAGATGCTCGTCTGACCGTAGTTCTCGTCCGAGACGAGATCGCCGATTTTCCAGACGTGGCGGCATGAGTGGCAGCGTGCATTGTGCTCTTGGTCACCGATGAGGCCGGTCGTCCCAGAGCCACACTTTGGGCAGCGCGGCGCGATGTTGTCAGCGGCAGTGAAGTCCGGCAAGAAGGATGACATCGGCTGCATTGGCTGACCACCCGTTTCGCCAGGGGCCATACCCGGCACCGGCATGCCACCGGGAGCGCTAGGCTGCGGAGCAGGCGGTTGTGTCTGCTCTTCCGGCGTGACTGTTGGTGGCACGTTCGGGTTGCCCTGAACCTCTGCGAGGATCTTGGCGTATTCCGGGTTGCCTGGGTCAATCGGGACATTTGGTACCTCGTCTACGCGGCCCTCCTGAATGAGGTACTGCTGGACCGCAGCGATCTGCTCCGGGGTAACTGGACCCTGGTGGTTGGCAGAGTCAACGAATGACGCTAGAAGATCGGTGTGTGCGAATGTCTGCGGTTGTGCGGCCTGGCTTGGTCCTCCTGGCAGCGGAGCCGCAGCCGGTGAAGCACCTGCGCCGCACTGAGGGCAAGATCCATCAGCCTGGGTCACTCCGCCACAGTGAGGGCAGTGACCTTGCTGTGCGCCTCCCCCTGGAGGGGTCTGTGAAGATGGTGCGCCTGGCTGAGGCTGCATGCTTGGGTTGAGCCCTGTGGGGTCAAGCGCCTGCTGCTGCGCCGTAAGGTTGCCTTGCTGCATCGGAGGCATGATTGACTGGTGTACAGCGGCGTGTACGTGTTCCGGCTTTTTCTTGTTGTGCATGAATCGTTCGGCTGCCTCGGCGTCAGCGCCGTTGAGGTAACCAGGATTTTCCGCCTCTAGCATTTCGTGTAGTCCCTGCAACATGGGGTCGCTTGCTCCTGACTCGTCCGAGTGGTAGTACTTTTCTATCAATGGCATGAGCATCTCCATGCGCTGAATTCCGGGACCATCTGGTGCAAACTGTCCCTGGCTTGGCTTACCCATATCCTTGCGAACTTCATCCTCTCCCGATGCACCCGAATCCTGTAGGTTGGGATTCATCGGGTTCGAAGGGCTCTTATCCTGATCGTTGAACTCCTTTTGATCAACGTCCTCGGGGTCATCGTGTTTGACACCAATATCGGGAACCGATGATGGAGTTTCATAATCAGCAAATCTACCGTGATGAGCTGGCCCTAGATCCGGAAGAGTGGCAGGATTCTTCCAAGGACCCTTACCTTGCTGACGATAACGATGGTCAAGGAGTTCATCTGCTCCCGGCATATCCTCCCACTCGCCGCCATCATACGGAATTGTGTAACCACAGTTCAAGCACTCTCCATAATCGTTCATACTCGAAGGGACATGGCAATTGGGACAATCATGATTGGGAATTGAACCGCTCTCTGGGATTGCATGTCCACCAGGCAACTCTAGATCAGATGTTCTGGAATCGCTCTCTACGAAGGCCGCGAGGACGTGCGTGAACTGCTGGAGAGGACCCGAGTAGCCCCCGCCCCCGCCTTGCTGGCCCTGACCCATACCAAGCATGCCCTCCCCGACGCTTAGTCCCTGGTTCACTAGGCTGCTAACACCCTCGGCCTTCGCCAGACCCCCGGCTCCGCCCATGGCTTTGCTCATGAGTCCGCCTGCGGTGCCGGATGCCCCATCGGCTGCTGCCCCTGCCCCGGCTGCGCCAGCGGCCTCTCCTCCCAGGAGAGCACCGGCCTCTCCGGCATCGAGAGCCAGAGATGCTCCGCCCGTCTCTGGGGCGAGTGCGAGTCCAGCGACCGGCAACGCAGCCTCACCGAGGGTAGACCAGAAGTTTGCAGTACGTGCAGTGACCGGCTCGGGCTCAGGCATCGCTCCAGGAAGCGGCTCTAGCGTGTGTGCGTCAATTCCCGGAGGCGCAGTGACCTCCCCATTCTGGATCTTCGGAACCAATTCGTTGATCAACGTAGAGTGACCGGCGGGGTGCTGGAGTGACTCGACAGCGGCAGGAAGGTGTGCAGGATCGTGGACCGCAACAACGACTGGTTTGCCGAAGTCCGGAGATGTGCGGAAGCCATATTTGGTGATGAGTTCGCCGCCGTGTCCCCTGACAGGCACGCCGTTGATATGTGCGTCGAGGAAGGAGAGGATGCCTTTGCGTCCCGTGTGCGCTCCGTGTACTCCAGCTTCACTCGGCTGAACCACAACCGAGTATGCCGGGCTCGGGGTTGGCGTGTTCTGGAGAGGACCCTGGTCGAACTGGACATCTGCCTTGCGCGACCAAAGCGTCTCGTACGGCTCCATGTTGTTGGTTCGTGAAGTGGTAGGCATAGCTGGAGTGAAGGGGAAGAATTTCTCCTCTACATGTTTCAGGCGCGGATCAGCCGCAATAAACGCCTCGGGCCTATGATCGGCGGGCGCGAAGATACTCCCATCGGGGTCGATTTCGACTCCGGTATCGGGGTCGAAATGCTCTGGGCTAACACCCAGCGATTCGACATACTGCGGATGTGTGAGTCCGGGCTGAGCTTGTAGATTGTTTGGATCGAGAATGTTCCAAGTATGAGGCTCACCCCCGATCACAAGACCTCGACCCTTCATTCCAGGGGTCCAGTTCAGATTTGTTCGAGGCTCGGGCTCTGGATTGCCTCCGAATACGATGTCACCCATTTCTCCCGCAACACGGACCGCACTCCAGGTATGAGTTGGCCCTTGAGGCAATGTCAACGTGCCTGGAGTGCGGTCCGTGTTGCGG